ATCTGGACAAGCACCTCAGGAATGCTGAAAGTAGCGATGATCATAGGTATCGTCGTGATCATACTGGGCTCTTTGTTTGCAATATTTGCAGCACGCAGAGCTGAACAGGCAGGAGGGGGCGGCGGAGGTCCCATGTAAGTGTGGATACAACCATGGAGGGATACCATAAATCCCTCCAATTCATACAGAACACTTTTCATATCAGTCATCTCGGAGGTGAAAAATAAAATGACAAAATCGATAAACAAAAAGATTCAGGGTGTTGCTTCTAAGTTCTTGAAGAATGATAAAGCCCAGATGGGTGGTGTAGGAACTCTCTATGCGGTATTCTTTGCTGCTATAGTAGTCCTTGCAATAATCATAATCTTTACGTTCATCCCAGGAATTGGCAGCACTGTTGAACAATCAACACCAGCAGCCCCGGCATATTGTACAAACGCAACATCTGCGGCAACATGTGCAGCATCACAAGTTCCGGGCGGTCAGTGGAATTCAAGTGATACCAACAATCCTAATGCAGCGGCACTAAAAACATCTTCTGGAGCAGCTATATGGACTTCAACCAGTGGAATGCTTAAAGTCGCAATGATAATCGGGATCGTTGTAATCATACTTGGATCTCTATTCGCAATATTCGCAGCCCGTAAAGCAGAACAAGGTGGTGGAGGCGGTGGAGGCGGAATGTAAATCGTGTGAAAATATTTGAAGGGTGATGACAGAAATCACCCTTCACACACAAAAATTTTTGAATGCTTCTTAAACTTTAAAAATCATTATATACTTACAACTCTATATTGAAATCCATGGTTGTATTATTAAACACTGGATTGCCAACAATAGCTGTTTCTGCAATAGAAAACGGAACAAATCAAAAAAAATGGAATTCTTCTTATCATTTTCTACAACTTGCAGCACTTGAAAAACTACAACGTGAAGGTCTGATTAATTTTGATAACGTAACATTTATCCATTATTTTTGCCCAACATGCAACAGACATATTTATGTTCTTCCAGAAATTGCAGGACTACACGAATGGTTATACTGTTCAAAATGTCATCCACAAGCAACCACAAAAGAAAATTCGATGATTAGAAACGGAAGTGTTTTAGGAAAAGAAATACCTAAAATTGCAGAAATAAGAAGGTGTTAAAAATGCACATACCAATTATTAGTAATCTATTAAATCCTTTAGGAAGACAAGAATTAGAACAGTCTATGCCTTCACACAATATCAATTTCTCAGGATCACCTGGAGCAGATTATCCAGAGTCATACTACAGAAATCAAACAGAAATAAGAAAAGTAAATTCTCAGAAAGACATGTCGGACTGGGTAGAAAGCGCATTGCTATCTAGAAGATGCAAAGATGCTTTTAAATCACTTATATCAAACTTATATGATGATAATATTGTCTTATCTTATCATTCGCTAGAAATACAATCTGAAATCTCATATCTAAAAGCAAAAGTGTATTTGAAAGCGTTCGTTACTGCAAACTCATATAAATCAGATGTATATAATGCAGTATGGGGTCTTATAATGAATGAAATATTCTATCAGCTTGAACTACGTTTCACTAGAACCGTTGGTGCAGATAGGGAAAGAATAGTTCAAGGAAAGATTCAGCAGGACTACAATATAAATCAAAACGTTCCAAGAGAACCAGTTCCAATAAGGTGATGAATTATGAATAAAATAATAGAAACAATTAAAAAATGCGGAATCAAAGTTATAAGACACTTCGTATATGAACCAAGAAGAATTTCATATATAAGACTTATCATATTGGGTCTGTATCTTGCAGTATCTTTTCTGATAACAATGTTGTTCGCATTCGGAAGTATGCTTGCAGAAAGAGTTTTAATAGTAAACCCATCTAAAACACACCTTTCAGAAGGAGCTGTTTCAAGCATCTCTGGATTCTTAACAATAGGTAAAATATTGTTTCTTCTTTTTATAATATCGTTTTTCATGGTATTACTCAAAGAGTATCAAGAATTTCAAATACGAAAAACAATCAAAAAATATAAACTGGACGTAATAGAATGAAAGCAGCAAAAGTTTCTTCAGTATATAATCCATCTGTAAAAGACCTTCTTAATATGGAACACTGGGCAATTATGAATAATCTACACGTCCATCCAGCGTTTCTTAAAGCGTGTAAAAAGAAAGACAGTGTGCTAATCATATCTTATTCTGTTGTAATGCTTATCATCATAATTATAGCATTAGTGGTGAAATAAAATATGGAAATAATAAAACTATCAAAAATCATGGCGTTAAGACTATCTTCTATAAACGCAGGAATAGCAATTCTAACATTTTTTGCACTTGAACTTTTTAATCGTGCGTGGATCACAATCTTTCAGTGGCACATATTGATAGGGTTCGATATGTCTGAGGGAGAAATATTTTTCACCACACTCAAAATATTCGGTATCACTTCTGGACTATCTATGATTTTCGTAGGATTAAGTTCACGTTCTTGGATAACAGTAACAACGGAGAATTAAAAATGGCAGAAGTAGGTCTTTTAGATATAGGATTGTCAATAACAATTCTTGATGAACTGATTATAGTTATGCTTGCAATGCTAATTTCTCAGCTTCCACATCTATATTTCTGGCTTGAAAGAAGAAGAATGAATCCAGAAGGTGCGATTTTTATAGCTGCAAGAAAAAGCGGGTTCCCGATTATTGAAAGAGTTGCAATGAGTGGATTTACACGTTTTGAAATAGGAGAAAAAGAAGTAAGGGGAGACCCTGTTTTTAAGATAGATAGAAACACACGGCAAGGAGTACATCTAGATCCTAGGCTTTCTTCTGGTGGAGCACCAAGAGAATATCTACAGGGTGGAGCGGAAATAATGCACTATTCAACGTCATCACCAACATCAATGTCCTCAAAAACAGCTCTTGCAATGTCCACGATAATTAAGCATGTTCGAAAGAACTATCCGTATCTAGATTTCCTTCCAGAACAGCTTATTATTGAACTTATATATAGAAACCGTGCAGACTTGCCACACGACTGTAGAAATATTGTCGAGATGTATGATTTTGAAGGAAAGATAGGTGTGCCACCAGCAGTTCTTGCAGCATTCAAAGAAGATGTTGTGGAACAACTAAGAACTAGATATATGGAAGAAGGAAAAACAAACGATCCTTCAAAAGAAGATATTGAAGCAGCTTATAATCAAAACGTAAAATCTTATCAAAGAATGTATCAAGCGAAAACGCTTGCTGAAACACTGCAGAAGATTCAAGACGAATCTGTACAACTTCCAGTTGAAACAAACAGATATTTCTCGTTTGTAGAAGCATTCCAGAATTCGCCTATTGCTACTTTTGCAGCAGACCTTCAAAACTATCTCACAACCATCGAACTAATAGCAGAAAAGAAGAAATCACTAACAGAAAAAGACAAAATGATGATGTATGCAATGGCAGCATTAATAATAATCATCGGAGGGGCTGTTGCGATGAACATGTTACCAGCAAAGAAATAAAGGAGAAAAGTTATGAAAGATGAAATAAAAATAACTGGAGAAAATATCCAGATTGAAAGAACAGAAATAACACCTGTAGATACAGAAAAAGCAAAGAAAAAAGGAAAAGTGTTTGGAGATCCAGTGGTTATAATAGAATGAAATACACCGGAAATAAATCTTCAGACGCAGAAATAACCATGAACTTAGTTAAGGGAACAATAGATTTTGATTATTCTCTTAACAAGTTCGGAAAAGCTGGAAATTCAAACTCTTCTTGCATATTACAAAAAGAATTTCGTAAAATATCTTTAATAGAATTGATACTTGCTATTCCTTATGCTTATGCTGCAAATTTTGCAGCTATGTTATCACTTCCGGAACTTCAAAAAATAATTCCACAATACACTGCTCAAAAAATAGCATTGTGGGGATATAAGCGTCTGCATGGATTACAAGAACAACAGTCTATCGGAAAACAAGAAACAAAAAGCGTTTCATTCTTTATCCCAATAAATCTGTGGTTTGAATATGAACTTGATGGGGATTACAGTAATAAAATACATAAAATAGAACTACAAAGACGTTTTATAAGAAGGATATACTGGTATGGTTCTTGCTTTAAACAACAAGGATGGAACGTTATATTCACGTTTCTTGAACCACCACAATATGGATATGTAGTATTAAGATCATCACTATAAATTATGAAAAAACAAACAAAATTCAAGAATAACATTGTGGAAGTTTTAGAAGCAATATGGTACATTCTATCTTTTTCTTTTGAATTAATATTCAAAAGCAAAACTCTAAAAATCATGTGGCTAATTTTAGTAGTAGCAACGTGGTTATATATTGGAAATCTTCGTTCTGCATTACTATTCATATCAGCATTTGCAATAATAATGATAATTATTTCATCAATAATGATAATAGGATTTGAATATATACTTTCTAGGAATCGTGACTATTTATGATAAGAACACACGAACAGATTGAATTACAAAAAAGAAAAGAAAAAAGAGCTATATGGTACTTAAATCCAGAAAACAGAAAGTTAAGAATAAACTATTACTTAAAAAACAGAGCAAAAAAACTTGCCTATAGGAAAGAATATTTAGCAAGACCAGGAAATAAAACTACAATTACTATACATAGAAAAGAATATCGTACAGATCCAGAGATTAAAGCTGCAAGGAAAGAATATGCAAGAATTCAACGTGCAGCAAACCCAAAGTATATGGAAGCTAAAAGGAAACGCCAGTCAATAAGACAACGTAAATTGGGATTCGAACCCATTAATGATCGTTTTCCTAATAGTGAAGGACATCACATAAATAGTACACAAGTAATTTATATTCCAGTATTTATTCATAAATCGCATAAACATTGTCTCGATAATCCAGAATCAATGATAGAAATCAATAAATTAGCGTTTCGTTATTTGTTGGATACAATAAGACAAATATAAGGAGAAACATGACAGAACAAGTATTAAAAGAAACATCAAGTAAACCGCTAATTGCAGAAAAGGACGAAACTGCGAGAGATCTAAATATATGGCTAGCAGAATTTGAATCACTACAAATAAGAAATTTCTATTCAGAAGATGCTTTCCATTCATTTTATACAAACTTTAGAAGGCTGTGGACAATAACACAGCACGAAAAAGAACTTCAAGATAAACTATATGGAAAAGTCAAACTTCTAGATCTTATAAATCATTATTTCGCTTCAGATGTTAGAAATAATTATTCTCTAGGAACGAAACTTGCAAGAGCGTATTTGAAAGCACTTTTTGGAGCTGGAATACTATCACTGAAGTAAAATTGAACAGAAATTGAACAGAAGCTGAATCAACTTTATATACACAAAAATTAATAACAACATGGTGATTTAAATATGCCCAAAACAAAAGTATTCCACGGTGGAGTATTCAAAGCGAATACCGTAAAGACAAACCATAAAGCAGCTCTCGAAGCAAAAGAAGAACTTCAAGAAAAAGGCAAAGCTGTAAGAATAACATCTACAGTTGAAGGAAAAGGAAAAGTCAAAGTGTTCAGAGTCTGGACAAGGGGATAAACATGTCAGTATTTGACATGTTTTCTTCTAAGAAAGATCCAGATGTTGTTGCTGCGGAAAAAAGAGCTTATGATGAAGAAGCAGCTCGAGTCAAACTTGAGAAAAAGAATGCTGCTATGAGAGCCGCATCAGCAAGAGGAAAAGCAAAAGCAAGAGGCGGATCTGGTGTTGAAGCTGGAGCTGCAAAAGTCGGAAAAGGAATTCTAAAAGCTGGTGGAAGTTTAATGAAACTTGGAGAATATGGAGCCGGACTTAATTGGGGCGGCGGTGTTCCAGAACCTGCTAGAGCAACAAAAGGAAAACCAAAAAAAGGAAAGAAGCAAAAACAGCAACCACAGCGAGACCCGTTCGAAATGCCAGAATTTCCGTTCTAAAAGGGGTTAAATATGGCTAAAAAGAAACAGCGTAAAGAAATAGGAACGGTGATGAGAGCCCTTGCAAACGTAGATCGAGTATTGGGTGATATAAACGATGCTGAGTACGAAGCAAGAGTTAAACAAAGCAGAAAGTTTGATTGAGTAGAAAATGGCTAAAAAGAAAACACAACCAACTGAAGCTTGGATCAGAAAAATGATTAAAGATGAAGAGGAAGGAATAAAGAAGTACTCTGGTAAGTTAGGATACAGCACTCAAGCAAAACAAGAAAAGCAGCATCTAAAGAAACTTCAAGCTCAACTTAAGAAGGTGAGAAACTGAAGCAGATAATTTTCATAAAACCAAAAGTAAGCTATTCTCCTTGGTTTAATGATTGTTATCTGCTTTTCGACTTTTCATTCAAGATATAGTTTTCTTGTATATTCCAATCATAAAATCATTCCAATATCAGCAGCAACAGAAGCAGATTCGTTTTAGTATAGATGAAACAAATATATGAAGCATCCCGTCAAAGTGGTTCGAAAAATAGTTTCTAAAGAAGAAAAAGCACATAGAAAAAAGTCTTACCCTCACGCACATAGAATAGGTGATGCAGCAGAAATAGAATGCTTTGGTAGGGAACAGTTTGATTATATAAACAATAAAATTCAACATCTACCAAAAGGTCACTGGGCTGCAACACACACTCCAAAACATCATATCCATATTTCTCAAGAATTTCTAAATCTAATACCACCAGAAAAAAGAAACGTAGTCAAAGCGGAACTAAAGGTTCATGAGATAAGCGAAGATATTGAGATGAATAAAAGGAGAAGAAAATGAAAAGCCACGTATTGTATTTAATTATACTACTTACAATACCATCATCTTCAGCGTTTTTTGGAAGTGATGATATGTCCACAGTAGTATCAAATGGAACTGGAACAACTATTATTCAAAACAATTATACAAACATCACGAATATTACTAATAATACATTTACTAGTGGTATAAATATATCAGAAGGAAAGGGAATAATTTTAACTCCAAATCCAATAACTGAAAATGGTACAATAGCTGTGAATACTGCAGATTGTAATCCAGCAAATCAAGCATCTTCTTTTAATGGAACTGGATTTGAATGCGTAAGTAATATAGATAATGATTCTGCTTATATTCCGTGGACATCTGAATCAATCCTTGATGTAAATAGTTCACAGTATTGGGGAGGCTTTTTATACCCATTGTTACTTGGTAATTCTGGACAGATTTTATCATCACTTGGAAACGGAAGCACTTTATGGATTGATATTCCTCCATCAAGCTCTGCGTTACTTTACATATTACATAATGATACAGAAAGTGAAGTTTCGTATTCTTCAAAAAATATGAATTTAACAAGATACGTGAATTCTCCAGTTTCGTATTTAAATTATTCTTCATTACCAAACGGAGATACGTTACTTACAAATTGGACAAGCCCTTCTATGAATTTTTCTTTTATACCACAGGGGGTTCATACTTTTCATATTCATGCTTTAAAAGTTGGTGGGGTTTCAAAGACAGTCAAATTGTTTTTTGAGTGTGGAATAGTTACTTTTGATGGTGGAAATCAATCTATTAGAGGTAGTTCTGAGTTAAGTACAGAAATACTTACGGATGATACAGACGTTTCTATATCAATGATAATGCCCGATCAACACTTGAATCTTACAGATAGAATGATTATAAGAGTCTGGGCAAATCAAATAGGTGGTGGAGCTTCTTCAGATTTACAATTATTATTTGACGATTTAACAGATTCAAGATTAACGTTTCCTGTAATAGCAACAGATTTAACATCAACAATTAACAGTCTTCAATCTGATGTATTGCAACTTCAGCAAAATGATACGACTGGAGGATATGTTACAAATTTGACAGTAGATAAGAATTTATCAAATTATACGTTTCCACAAAATATTCTTTATGGAAAACCAGCGTTTGCATGGACAAACGGATCTAATAATCTAGCAATAAACACAATATTAGATTATCAGATGGGATATAACGGAACATATCAAAAACTTGAATTAAAGAGTCAGCAAAGTGGGAGTATTAATATCACCGTTTATAATGCGACTGATAATGCCTATATTTGCAGTGCTGCAATAGTAGCCGGAACAAGCGCAATAACAACATGTACCCCTTATAATTTTGTTCTAGATCAATGGATTTATTATAAAATTATCAGCGTAACTGGAATAAGAGACGTAACCGTTTCTCCAAGAGTGATAAGGACATGATAAAAAAATTTATTGCAGTTATTCTTATTTTGAATTATTTATTTATAGGGAATTCGTTTGGAACAAATGTTGCCGCTTGTGGTTCTTTAGGAACACCGAATGGAAATTATAATCTAACTCAGAATATAACATCAACCACGTCTTGTATTGTAATTGCTGCGAGTGGAATAACTTTTGATGGTCATGGTTATACAATAACTTATGGAACCGCTGGTTCTTCACTTACAACAGCAAGATATGGAATTGATAATACCGGAGGTTATGATAATCTTGTAATAAAAAATACTAATGTTCGTATGATAAATGCAGCAAGGTCAGCTGCAAAATCATTCTATGCAATAGGAATGATAAATTCTTTATTACAAAACAATTCATTCAGTGTTTCAGGTACAACAACAAATTACGGAGTTTGGTTTTCCACAAGCGCACCTCTTGGTAATTCAAACAACAATACCTTAATAGGAAACACATTTTCTTACACAGGGGCTTCAACTAATAGTCACGGAATAGTTCTTCTCACAGCTTCAAACAACAATTTATCAAATAATAGAGCTTCTACTGACGCCGCAAATCCTTCTGTTGGAATATATTTACTTACAAATTCAAATAATAATCTTTTAAACAACAATACAGTCACCGCTTCTACAGGGTATGGTATTATGATATATTCTGGAAGCAGTAATAACACAGTATCCAATAATAATGTCACTGGAGGAACAACATATTCTTATTTTTTATATACTAATGCAAATAATAACAGTTTGATTAATAATAAAGCCACCGCTACAAGTGGATATATTATATGGTTGAATGCTGTAAATAACAATACTCTAACAGGAAACACTGGAACAGTAACAACCGGAAGAGGAATTTACTTAAATCCAAGCAATGACAATAATTTAAGTAATAATGTAATGACATCTTCTTCATCTGGTTCTAACTACTATATATCAGATTCGAATCGCAACACTTTGATCAACAACACAGGATTAACTAATAGCGGTTCTTCTATTTTTATAAATAGTTCTACACTTACAAGAGTTCTAAACGGAAGTTATGGTGATAATCCGTTTGCAGGAACAGCTTATTTTTTAAATCCGATTGTTGATAGTACCAACACGTTTTCAAACACAAATTTCACTGAAAGAGAAACGTATTACAGTTCATCAGCATCATTTTTCAACTATTCAAATAACAACGAAACAACTTTCTTATTAACGAATGTTTCTGTTGCAGGAACTTCATTAAGAAGAACTCTTCAAAACTGGACTCAAAGTAATGTAACATTGAGTGAATTTTATCCTTACAGTCCATTCCTTACAACCGCACACTACAGAATGACTGGATTATTACCTTCTACTACATATGATATTTATAATAACACAGTCATGGACTTCCAATATGCAACAGATGCATCAGGAACGCTCTCAACATTCATAATAAATCATAACAACGTTTCCAGAACTGTTAGTATTGTAGAACATATAGAATCTCCTCCTGGAAATGTTACTGAAGGAAATACTTTTTTCGTTATTATTTTCGGAGATAGTTAGAAGTAATATTATATAAAAGAAGCTGCATATTATATAATATGTTGAGGAATTCAGTGTTAATTGTCTTTATTTTTGTTTCTGGTTGTTTGTCAGATGATATATCTACAGTTGTATCCGAAGGAAACTTAACTATTATAAATCAAAACTACACAAATATCACAAATATTAATAATTTTTCTATTACACTCAATAATTCAAATCTTGCAGGAACAACAAGAATCCAGGGTATAAATTATACTACTTTTGGAAATCCTATTCAGATTTATGTCTATGCAAATGCAAGCGCACAAAATCAACAATTTTCAATTTCACTTTTTATAAATAATACTAGAATCCAATATCATTCTATGAGTCGCCCTTCTCAACCCATTGGTGAAAACGTTTTGCCGATCAGTGCTGTTATTCCTGCGAATAGTATCTATAGAATTCAGATTATTAATTATAATACATATTTCTGGTATGAATATAGATACAATTGATCCGTCAGCAGCGATAAATCGTCTGGTTTAAAGTTTACAAAGTTCTCGTATATCACTATTTTTATAAATTTCTACAGCTAGTGGAATTTAACTTTATCAAATACAAGTCTTAAACATTCTTTGAACTTTATATACTATAACATAGTAGTTATATAATTATATGAAACAGATAATAACAGCAAAAAGATCAAAACAAAAGCCTACTGTAGAAAGTTTAGAATTAAGAAAATTATATAGAGAAGGTAAGATATTGAGAGCAGAACTTGAAGAATACCACTATATTAGACATGGTTTTAAAAGCAAAGAAGATTTCCATTCTAAAATGCGGAAAGTAGTAATGACAATGATTCAGTTGGGAATTGATTGTGAACCCACACTATCAACTGAAACAAGAATCGGAAGAGTAATGAAATTACTTGGATGTCCGTTCGATGCAGAAACACAGCAGCATTTAGAATTTTTAACTATAGATCATGTTAATGGTGGTGGAAGAAAACATAGAAACGAAAACAAATCTGGTCATAGTGATTATCTTTTATTAAAACATGGATTTAAAGCATCTAATTATCAAGTGATATGCTATAACTGTAATTGTTCACTTGGTCATCGTGGATATTGCCCACACAAACCAGATATAAAAAGAAGCACTAAGTTTGAACATACTTCTAAGTGTAACGAAAAGACATGATTTTAAATTCTAATGATATAAACAGTTCGTTTTGTGTTTGAAGTTATGATAATGTTAGAAAACATCAACTATATATACTAAGGAATCTATAATAGATATTGCAGGTGGACAAACTAAATAGACCAAAACACTAAGAAAAACTTAGACTCAACGATAAGACTCCGATAGGGGCATTGGAATCCCCAGAAGCAGAAGTGCGTAATACTAAAATCTTCTCATATACGAGGTAGAAGTCCGAAACTGAGCAATCAGCATATAAGCGACTTTGTTAGACGGCGTTAAGATGAGTATCAAACAAGATGAACAAGACATCTATAAAAAAGTCATGCTAGACTAAAAACAGCAAATCAAATTTCTAAATGCTATTAAGCGGTTCTAAACGAAAACCAGCACTAATATAACACGCTGCAATAAACTCGGATAAAGAAGCATGTAGCTTCGTTTAATAGCATTTTCAGAATGCTAGTAAGATCGGGTTCAAATCCCGCTACTAGCTGCAAATCATAATGGAGGACACTAATATGAAACAAACAAAAGCAGAATTAATAAAGGAAATCGAAGACAAGTGTAATGCAGATTCCATAAGCATAAGGAAAGGAATATACACTGTAAGAAGAGGATATTTCTATTCATCTGGTGGAAGTGCAGAAAAATTCGCTGCAAGAGTTCAAGCAGCGTTCCCAAATGCACGCATCCTGGAATCAGGAAATCACTGGACACCCTTCCGGGGCGGAGCAAAGCTTGCAAATAGTACCCACTGGTTCGTAAAGTTCACACTAGAAGACAAGAAGGAGGAAACAGTATGAGCAAGACAATTAAAGTTGAAGAAGTCAAAGCAACAGCGAATAAGATGTTGAAAAGCAGCAAGCTATCAGGACTTTAAGAAAGGAGTCTGTGCAATGATAGAACAAGTGTTGCGTGACTCCGGCAATTACGCAGGATTTGGATACCCATACTGGAACGAAACTGGATATAAGCTGTGGAAGGCAGAAGGAGAACCAGGATTTCCAGAAAAGCAGAAATACATCGGAAACGAATACGATAGACAATACTTTTAAATTTTTTGGAGGACATATGTCAAAATATAAAGAATCAGAGAACTATAAGAATTATATGCAGTGGATAGCGGAAACAGAGGGTAGATCAGTAGTATCTTATCCAGATAACGCTGCCAACGTAGCCATACCCATGATTGATGATCTAAGTAAGGAATACTTCATACTTCTATGTTTAAATACTAAAAACAATGTCGTAAACAAGCAAGTTATAAGCATAGGATCTCTGAATGCTAACATAGTTCACCCTAGAGAAGTGTTCAAAGCAGCACTATTAAACAGTGCAGCGCACATAATAGTTCTTCATAATCATCCTAGCGGTGATCCAGTTCCTAGCAGAGAAGATATTGAGATAACTATGAAGTTATATGAAGCCGGTAAGATACTAGGAATAGACTTATTGGATCATGTTGTTATTGGAGCAGGAAAGAACTTCAGCATGAAAGAAGCAGGACATTTTTAATGGAGGAATAATTATGGCAGAAATTGCAGTAGGTGAAAAAAGACTGCTTAAGATCTGTGGATGCGGACACGAGAAAATCGTTAGTAAAGAACGATGGACAAAGTGTCCAGAATGCGGTGACGATAGAAACTGGGAGTTCGTTACTGTTGTCAAAGGAAAGAACGGACTGTGGATTTAAAGAGAAGATAAAATATGGAATACACAACAAAGTTAAAAATAGTTCTGACAGTAATTGGATTAATATCAATCCTAGGACTGTCTGTTGCAGTATTACTAATAGGAAAGTAAACTGGAGAATATGTCATAAATAAACAAGAACTAATTGAATATATTAAGACAGCAGTTTTTATGATAGTAATTCTATCAGTTGTCTTAGCACTGTTGAATTTAATATTATAAATGGAGGAAACAAACATGAAGCAAGGAATATCATCAATTACTGTTGCAGCACTTATAGAGATGTTGCAGGAACAAGATCCGAATCTACCAGTTGTCTTTGCATACGATTATGGAGATCACTGGCACACAAAAGTCGCTGGAACAATATCACAAGCAGACGTTCAGAACGTTCGCTACAGCGACTACCATAAGATGAATAAGATCTGTAATAACGAAGAAGAAGGTGAAGAAGAAACAGGAATAGAAGCAGTAGTTCTGGAGTGATACAAATGGTAAGCAGAGCAGATAGATTTGAAACAGCAAAAGGAAAGATCATAGAAGCAAAAGAAGAAATGGAAGCTCTAAAAGAAGAACTTCAAAATTGGCTTGATAATATGCCAGAGAACTTGCAGTCAAGCAGCAAAGCGGAAACACTGCAAGAAGCAATAGATGAACTTGAAAATATAACAGAAAATCTAGAAGATGTTGAAAGTACAGAAGTAACATTCCCTGGAATGATGGGATAAATTAAAGGAGAAGATAAATATGAGATATAAAGATATGCAGCAGTGCATCACAATATTGAAGAACCGAGAGGAGAATCAGTCCGACCTAGTTGTGAAACCAGTGGACATTTTTATGAATGAGGATGCAAGCGTTGAAATTCCAACACTAAGTCCAACATCCATACCAATGACACAATGGGCTCATAATCAAATGTCAAAAAAGCTAGACATCCCAACCGGATATTATAGCAGGATGCTTGAAAGCGATAAGCCACTGTTAAGTAACAATGTTAATCGCTGGCTACAGGATGCAAACAGTCTTATGATAAGGACAGAAAGCGGTGTAGCAAGAGCAGTTCTAAGCAGCAAATACAAAGTAGTTCAGAACCGCCTTATACTGCTTACCGTCCTCAACACACTGACAGATATGAACAGACCATTTATCACACGTTCATTATCTGAAAGCGACACAACGTTCTATGCCAAGTTCGTTGGGCAAGAGACATATGACATGGGTAAAGGAGATCTACACCGGGGCGGAATAGTTATACGCAACTCGGAAGTCGGTGCAAGCAGACTACAAGTAGATTACTTCACATGCCGTTTATCATGCGGAAATGATGCAATCTTTGGGGGAGAAGGAATCAGTAAAGTCCATATAGGACGCAAACTTGACGTAGGACTTATAGATTATGCATCTGACACAGTTGAAGCGGATAATGTTGCAATGATGAAAGCGATACGTGACATAGTTCACACAGCGTTTGATCCTGCCGGAATACAAGTGATATATGACAGAGTGAAACTTTCAAAAGAAAATGTCATAAGTGAAACAGCACAAGTCATCCGGCAAATACAAGCACAGAACAAACTATCTGATCAACTTACAGATAGACTTCTTGTATCGCTGCAAGGAAACACACAGTTTGACATCGCTCAAACACTCACCTTAAACGCACAGTACATCACAAACGAAGACAAGCGCATCGAGATGGAAGAACTGGGTGGAGAACTGTTAATCATGCCCAAAGCAACATTCAACACAACGTTCAAAGTTAATGGAAAGGAAATAAGAATAGCTTCGCCAGATGAAGATATAGATATGTCAGAATTTGCTTAGTTGTGGGATTTAATATCCCACACTTTAGGAGATTCAAGCATGTCTTACGAAAATCGAAAAGAATATTTTAGAAAATATCAAAAAGAATATCAAAAGAAGCTTAGAGAAAATCCTAAATTTATGGATAAACGTGCTGCTTGGAAAAGAAAGATGTATAGAAATAATCAAGAATGGAAAGAAATGCAATTACTCTACAATAAAGAATATGCTATAACTCAAAAAGGAATAGAAGTAAGAAGAAAATCTAATATAAAAAGAAAAAGACAGTTAGGATTCAATCCAATAAACGATTGTTTTAATGGAAGTGACGCCCATCATATTAACAAAACAGATGTAATCTATATTCCAACAGCATTACATGAAGCACATTATGGACATAGATTAGACAGACCCAAAACAATGATTGAAATTAATAGGATTGCTTTTCAATATTTAATAAATACTGTAAAACAACTATAAACTATCAGAATTGTTTAAGACTCAATACATTTAAATATGAAGGATTCTAATGTAGTGAATTATAACAATGCAGCAAACAACAATAAGGAAAGGAACACCTTCAACAAGTGTTCCATTCCAAAACCTATTGAGCATTTCTATCGCTAATGTTAGGAATGTCCTCTGCCAAGTCTTAGAGGAAAGAAAACTAAGTTCTGTCACCTGCAACGACCGACTTTTCTAACTTGTCAATAGGAAGCACCCCACAATTAAAAAATATAAAGGAGAAATCTAAAATGAGTAAAAATAAGTCAAACACAGTAAGCGGAAACGCAGCAAAGACCGGAAAGAAAGAAAAGACAAACGAAGATCACCTTGAAGCAGCAATGAAAGATATAACCAAGATCCTGGAACTTAGCGAGAAAGGAATGGACACAACCGAAATCGCTTCAAAAGTCAAGGTCGGGGTATCATATGTTGCAGAAGTTGTTTCAAAAGGTGCGGACACAATGGAAGCTCAACTCCGTGAAGGATACGGCATGCCAGCAAAAGATGCAAGTGTCGGAGCAGATCCTGGAACAGGCGCTGAGACCGTTAATACAAGCCCAATTGACACAGTAATCGAGACAAAGGCAGAGAAAACTGCAAGAGTCAAAGCTGAGAAAGCCGCTGCAAAAGAAAAAGCAAAAGCTGATAAAGAAGCAGAAAAAGCAGCCAAAGCAGCAGCAAAACCAGAAAAGAAAACAGCAGAAACCAAAACACCGAAGGAAAAGAGAACCAGAGAAAATGCAATTCTTAAAGCACTGGGCGAATCCAACGGAACCGGTCTAACACTGGAAGCAGTTGGAGCAAGAGCGTGTGAAATTCTGAACATCACTAGAAAGTCCTGGACTGGAACTCTTGGTCAGATGAAGAGAGCAAACGAGATCACATACAACAAGGAAAGCAAGCTCTACAACGTTCCTTAATATCCGCTGCAAGTACAAACACAGATACAGCATTAAGACGGGCTAAAAACCCGCCTTACCCTTTTTATTATCATTCTACGTATCGGAGGACACTTTATAATATGTGAAAAGTATAACAGATTCTTTCCAACAAAACACTGTCCATTATGTGTTGAAGAATCTGAAAAAGAATTTGAAAGACAACACTATATTGATGAAGCTATACAACAAGCAGAATACGAAAATAAGATACCTATATTACTATGGGAAAGAAAATTATAGTTAATCTTGGAGGACATAATTATGAATGAAGAAAGAATGAAATGGCTTAGTGGACTCAAAATTGGAGATAAAGTTTGTGTTGAATCCAGTGGGACAATGGGAAAGTTTCACGATATTACAACAGTTGAAAAAGTAACGCATAAAGGACAGTTCAGGATCAATGGAAATCTATACAACAGTAATGGAGAACGTAGAGATGGCTGGTCATACTACAGCATAATACCAGCAACAGATGAAGTTAGACAAGGAATTAAGAATAGGAATATGTGCTATAGAGTCAAGAAAACAGACTTTGACAGCTTGACACAGGACAAAATAAATCGCATTTACAGCATACTTATGGAGGATAAATCATGAGCGAAAAAGACGATATAATAGAAAATGTTAGAAGTTCTTTGCAGGACTTTTTTAAGCCTAGAGGAATAAAACCAACACTGCGAACTATGTTCTATCGCTTGTATTCTCTTGGAATAATAGCAAATACAAAGTATTCTTATCATAGACTAGGAAAGTTCCTAGTAGAAGCAAGGAAAGACGGAATAATTCCTTGGGATGCTTTTTCAGATGGGGCAAGAAGAGAAGTTATTGGAGGAATAAAGCGTTGGGATAGTATCAATGACTATCAGTATGTCTATCGACAACCCCATATAAACACAGCACCAGACCCAATACAAGAAGCTCAAGATATGGTAGAATATATCGAAAAGCTTACAGAAGAGTCAAGCTACTATCTTGGTAGATGGTACAACCAGCCGGAATATGTTGAAGTCTGGATCGAAAAGGATGCAATGTCTTCAGCTATTTTAAGTTTCCTAAAAGACATGGATGTATATATTGCAGTAAATAAAGGATATAGTTCTTGGACATTCCTATATGATAATGCCATGCGCTTACTTGAGCAGCAAGAAGCAGGAAAACAAATACACGTTCTGTATCTTGGTGATTTTGATCCAAGCGGATTAGATATGGAAGAAGGACATCTTGCTGAAGGTATGCAATTCTTTGGACTTGACATAGATTTCCATAGAGTATCTGTCAGTCTAGAACAGATAAAACAATACAACCTTCCAGAGATGCCAAACGAAAAAGAAACTGTTGAAAAAGCAATGCGTGATCCAAGACTCAAAAAATTCGTTGCTGAATACGGAAGATTACTACTTGTTGAAGTTGATGCAATGCTTGCAATCGTACCAGATGAATTCAAAAGCATAGTTAGAAACTCTGTAGATAAATATTTTGACAATAAAATCTACGAAGAAACTAAGAAACTTCAAGCAGCAAGTGCAGAAAGGAAGCGTGAATATTTGTCAGAACACATATTGATATAAACACTTTGGAGGACACTATGAGTATGGATGACTTAATAAAACTTGTTAAGATTCTTGCATACACTACAAGCGCAAACGACAATGAAGCTCTTAATGCTTGTAGAAGAGCAAATACTCTTATGAAATCAATGAACTTAACATGGGAGCAGCTAATAAAAGATAAGACAATCGTTGTTAATGAAACAATAAGCAACGAACCAATTCCTATAGCAAAAGCAGCAAATCCAACAGGATTGAGAAATGAAAACTATGAAGTTGAAATGATGCTGCAAGTATGTATGAGCAGAACAAATTTTGCTCGCATGAATCCAACAGGACAAGCTTTTATTCGGTCATTAAACGACTGGTATCAGCGTAATAGAAGTCTAACGGATAAACAAAAAGAGGCACTTAGAAACTGGTATAACAGGATATAAAGGTGATAACAATGTCAGAAAATAAACTAACTGTAATTGGAAACAACAAACTGGAAATCAAAGCAACAAAAATAATGAAATTTACTGGAGATGGATTTAAGGATACAACCCCAGTCGTTCTCTTTGATATTTCTGGAAGCATGAACTGTGATGACTGCCCCGTAGCAGAGTCTCGTATAGATGTTGTAAATAGGATCTCTAAAAAGATGCAGAAATTTCCTGTTTATGCATTTAGTGATAAAGTGCAACGCACAGAATATAGTGATCTTACAGCTTCTGGTTCAACAGATCTATCACAAGCATTAGAAGTCTGTAAACACTATCCAAAAGTTATCTTGGTAAGCGATGGTTGCCCTGACGAAAAAGTTCCAACAATGGTAAAAGCTATATCACTCGGAATTCCGTTCGACACAATCTTAATCGGAAATGAAGAATCAGGAAAAAGATTCATGCAGGAACTGTCTGAACGCACTGGCGGAAAGTTTTCTACAATAGCAACTTCAGATCTAAACTTTCAGGAGAAACTAGAATCAGGGATAAACACTCTTCTTCTATGTGAAGGTGATAAAAAGTAAAAAGCAAAAGTCGAGTACCAGAAAAAGTATGAACAGTTTTATTTATTTGTGTTGAGGACACTCTGTTCTGGATAGGTGGTGTGGTGCTCGACTCTAATGCTAACAATGATCACAATATATTTAAAGATTTCTTGTCTTAAACGAATCTATGGAGGAATACAATGAGCTTGAATGCAAAAAGAAAATATTTATGGATTCCGTGTATAACATGCATAATGACATTAACACAGGATAGTCAAGATAGAGTTCATCCAGAAAGAATAAATGCAATACTGCAAAGAGATAATGCGTTTATGATGAGGTGGTAATATGCCTGTAAAGATGGATAAAGCAAGCGGTGAAAAAGGCTTAGAGCAAATAATGAAAAGTCTTATGACTAATAGGATAGGAGCAAGACAAAGTGAAATCACTGGAGAAACAGAAGATACTGTTGAAACATACGAACGTCATTCCAAACACCTTCAAGAAAGGTGTTGTTTCTACAAAGATAAATAAAGGAGATATATTATGTCACCAGGTGCAGTAAATGTCGCTTTAGGATGCGATTATCTTACGGATAATGGACACGTTGATATAGACGCAGGAATCTTTGGTGCGCTTACTGAAGAAGTTCTAAGACCGGTTCGTAAAGGAATCGTATTACCAGTGAAGAATAATACTGCTTGTAAATGTAGAAAGACTTCTAAATGTTCTGTAAACTGCCCTAGAGCGATCACGGTGTATCAAGTAGGGCACCACTGGTCTCCACAACAAAAAGGAAAGAGAATGTAATTAACAATATCTTTATCCAGAACTCTGTTTAAAGAAGTATTATAATTTAACAGCAAATTAAAAGAGGTAAACTAAAATGAGAAGACAAATATATGAAATGATAATAGAAGTGGATGAAATTATAAGCACGAATCCCTTCGGTGTAAATCAACGTGAAGTAGCAATTAAAACAGGTTTATCGCAGCCAAACGCAAAAGCGATTTTATCTGCAATGGTAGAATTCGGTCGCATAACGAAAAAAGGAAATCTTTATTTCAAAGAGTAATCACAAAAGCCATAAAAGTGAGAACAGATGAGCAAAAAGATGCCGGAATATAAAAGACTTTTTAAGCAGTACAAAGCCGGATTCTTCAATAAAGTTCCAATAACTGAAGAACAGAAGAACATGTTACTAAAGCATTATCCATTTCTATTTATAGAATAAGAGAATGTTTTCCAAATATTAATCCAAAGTTAATCACTAGTTAAGACGAAGTTAATCAAAATATTCAGTCTTAACTGCTTAACTCATAGCGAAAAAACGATGAAAGTTAACCCAGTTAATCAAAACGCATAACTGTAATAGTATATAGTATATAATAACAGAGGTGTTAGAACATTACATAAGAAAAATCATTATCAACATAAGTCTTAAACAAAAGCTAAGTATAAATACATAACAAGTAATTAAAGTGATGAGGACATAAAATGTTAAAGATATACCCACTACTTAATAACGATCCAACATATCCTTTATTCATAGAACTGAAAGAAAGGAATAGACTTACACCTATAGAAAGAGCAGATAAGTCCTATGAACTTCTTTTAGCACTACATAAAACAAGCAGCACACAAAGACCACTTTTAAATGGAAATTCTAGATCATTTATAATTGAGAATCTCGGGATTTCAAAAAGCTTGCTTTCACAATATTTATCGATACATAAAAACATTACTTCATTGAAAGTAAAAGAAGCAATGCAAAGAACAGCTCTAGCAGTTCGTTTCACTTATCTTGTATCTCTGGTTCATGGAAAGAATTCTTCCGAAACAGAAATACTGCAACTTGAAAAAGTACATGAATTTACTATGAATAGAAGAGTAACAACATATCATAAACGTAGGGAGGTGAGAATGTAAAGTTTCTGTCAGATACCGTATTATTTAACCTCTTAACAAGGACTGGATATGCTTTATTCAGTCCTTCTAATTGGGTGCAGTTGTTCTCACATCTTTCCCTTGTGGCAAGCTGATGTGGAGGCGGAACATTACTGTAAGGAAAGTTGGGTTAGATTCCCAACCTGCAAGCAGCGCATCGGGTTCAATTCCCGCTGCATCCAAAATAAAACAATAAAATCAAAGGAGAAAAGAAAACAAATGTCGTTACCAGATAAACAAACGGGATTCTTGAATCAGATGTCATCTATTCATGGAATACCAATAAATGAACTCATAGCGTTCTATGAGAAAAACTTGAACGATCCACAACACGTTTCTATGTGGTCAAACATGGAAGAAAGACTAGCATATATTGATATGCTTATAGGAGGATATGTCCAGGAATTCAATTCTGCAGTGATGGAAGAACTTGATTTGTTTGTTGCTTACAGCACAAATCCAAGAGAGTCAAAAAACAGCGGACAACTTGTGAATCAGATTATTGGAGTTACAAAACGTCCTGCAGACGCTAAGCCAAAATGGCTTAAGATAATGAACTTGGAAGAGAGCGGTGTCATACAACGCCTTAACAGTCTTTCCACAGGAACAATAAAAGTCAATATACAAAAAGAAACAGAAACAAGCATTGAAGCGTTCTCGCGATCGCAAACAATATTTACAGCAAAGACCCTGGAATGGCTCAAAGATGAAGAAGGAAAAGTCTGCAACACAGATGTCCAGAAATGGAACTGGTTAAAGAAGAGGATCAAAACCGTTGAAATTGCAGAAGCTGGAAAGTGGATCTCAGCAAAAGATGAAAGAGGATTTGCAATATTCAATGATCTTCGCATCATAACCGGACTTATTGCAACAAAGCGCATCACAAAGAAAATCGATGATGAAACAAAGAAAGAGCGTCAGACAGGAATAATAACGCTTACGGATAAGAGCATCCTGAACAATCACGACTTCTTCGTAAATAAGGAAATCGTTGATCCAAAAGATGCAACAAAGAAGAAAACACAGTATGGCGGCTTTTCTGCATTCGTTGAACCCGAAGATATCAAAGATATTGGAAAGGATAGTGTTGTTGACCTGCTTGGACACATTTCAGGTGCCCAGAATATGAACGTATCATATATCCATCCAATCTTAATAAAAGCCCCACTGAAACCAACAGACCGCATCCAAAAGCAAGCAGCAGGATCACCCGGAACATCAGGAATACCAGCAGGAGCAGTGAGCCCAGTTTCACTATAAAGGAGCATACATGGAAAAAACACCGGGGAATGATTTTTCGTTCCCCGTTACAAAAACACCGCAGCTTGAAACAAGACTGCTAGAACTGCCGAAAGAAATAAAAAATATGGAGATATCACTTTACAAAACAAAAACAGGACAAATCAAAGATAATATCAAAATCAAAGAAATCAAAAAAGAAGTTCTTAATGAAATTGTTGCTGAACAACACAACAACTTCATAACAAGAACAGATGAAGAGTTGCACACAGTATTAATGGAAAAGCTTCGTTCAAATGCTAAGTATCAAATACTGATAGAAAAGCATAACAACATAGAAGAAATTCTTGAGCTTGGTGCAATCGAACTTCGGTTTCTGAATAACTACTTTACAGCGTGTAAAGCTATTTCAAGGATGGTATAATGAGCGGAATATTACCGGTTGATGGAGTGTCTGGAATCAATCTTGATGATTTCAGCAACGTTAAATTTGATTTCACACCAGATAATTCTCAAGGAAAAGTTGTAATAACCATACACGGTCCCAAGAACGCTGGAAAATCAACAATAGCTTTCCTAATAGCTACAGGAAGACTTGGTGGTTTCCGTTCTGGAAGAACTCTTGCAGTATCCTTTGATGATAAGACAAAAACAACATATGATCAGTTTTTCAAAGGTGAAGCAATTGATGTTCACGACGGAACAAAGTATTATTCTGAAGATCCACTTGCAAAAACAAAGTCTGGATACATGTCATATTTATATCTGCAAAAACTATTCGAACACGAAGCGCAGACAAAGAATAAATATGACTGGATATTCTTTGATGGATTAACAGTTCTGTCAGAAATGCTTGAAATGTCCATGCGATACATTAATGGACTCAAACCAACCCAAGGATTCGCAAATCGCAACATCTGGAAAGATAGAGGTTCAATGCTTAGAACACTGCATAATCTAGCAGCAAAGATGGCAAATATTGGTGTTATCTACAGCACTTACTCTGAAAAAGATGAAATAATCAAGGACGGAGAAACAGTTACAAAAGAAGATATTCCAAAGTATATTGATGTTGTTATGATCAAGACAGATGTTGTCCTGAAAGCAACAAAAGGAAAAGGCAAGACTGGGAACATGTTTTTCGCTACAGTTGAAGGAACAAAATTCAAACAATACTACGATCATGGTGTTCTCCTTCCCATAACAGATAGAACTCTAAAGGAAGGTGTTGTTTTTGATGTTACTGGAATGTCTGATCAAAAGAAACCCGAAAGCGCAATTATAGCAGACACAAAAGTGACTATACAAGAAGCATCTCAAGCAATAAAAACCGAACCAGCGCAATTCTTGCAAGCAGCACCAGCAGTAGAAAAAAAGGTCGAAGCAAAACCAGCAGAAACAGTAATCGTAAATAGTAAATCAAAAATAGTAGACCTATTATTATGAAAGAAAAGAGAACATGCAGTAAATCTGTAGAATGCAAAGTAATCAAATGTATTCATCACGGAGAACATACTGAAACAGAATTCTGTGATGAAACATGTGAAACATTCACGAAAGCAGTGTGCATCAAGAACAAAACATTAATTGAAGGATAGGAAATATGACACAAGACGCAAGACAAATATTATATCAGAATTTTGACAGAAAGGTTGGGAATCCAAGACAGTATATAATTCACAACACAGCAGAAATGAATGGATTCATAAATACAAATTCCGGTCAGAACGATGAATGTTATGCGTCTTCGTGTCTATATATTAATGGGAAACCTATTTTTGATGATCTATTTCTGGAGGAAGATAATAAAAATATTAAATCGATAGCAACAATCGGACAATACTATTCAGATAATGATATACCTTGGATACCAATCTATTCAGCAAATAGAAGTTTCCATATACACGCACCGTTTCAACCAGAAAATGTGTCACACGAAACAATTAAAAAATTCGCTGCAAACGTATTGAAAGAAACCCATAATGAAGCAACCATGGATGAACACGTTACTGGGGATCTGCAACGTTTACACAGAATACCAAATACACAGCGCATTAATGGAAGATGGTGTATTCCACTTACACACGAAGACGTTCTTAATCAACTTCCGTTATCTCATTTTATGGAACTTTCAAAGTCGCCGCAGTTTGTAAGTTATAATATCATATACAAACCAAAGATTACAGAGTTCGTAAAAGATTTCAGCCCTGACAATAGACCTCAGATCCTTCAGAAACACCTGCCATTTCACAATCCCACGAAATTCTTGCTGAAGGATTTTGTTAGAGGTTGTATCTGCAAAAAACTTTGTAGTCCTAATCCATCTAATATGATAAGGAATGCTGCAACAAGAGACGCTCTGCTTTTAGGATTAACTCCGATTCAATTACTTGAAGGATATAGTGAACTTGATTGGGTGGACTTTGATCCATCTTACAGCAAAGAACGCATAGATTATATTCAAGATAGAATTTCTCAAGGATATGTAAGACATTTTGGAAAAGAAAGACTAGGATGTACTTCAAAATTAAGTTGTATAAGTTGTATTCTTAAAGGTGATTTTAATGACAAATCTTAAATATCCACGTATTCCTACACTTTGCGAATGTGGATGTGGTGAAACTGTTTTTAAAAAAAGACGAAAATTTATCTTTAATCACTACGGTAAAAAAATAAAAGGCAGTGTTCCTTGGAATAAAGGAATAAAGACATCTTGGAAAACAAGAGTAAAACAATCTAAATCACATCAGGGAATTCCAAAAAGTAAAGAATGGATAGAAAAATATACACTTAAAGAAAATAATCCAAACTGGCACGGTGGAATAACACATTTACCATATTGTGAAAAATGGACTGAAGAACTTCGTGAAATAGTAAGACAACGAGACAATTACACATGCCAATTATGTGGTTCTATACAGAATATAAGAAAGCATTGTGTCCATCATATCCATTACGATAAATCTAACTGCTATCCTGATTTAATTACGTTGTGTATTAAATGCAATCCAAAAGTAAATTATCAAAGGGAGAAATATGAATTATTTTTCATGAACAAACTAAATGAAAGACAGTTATTATTCTATACCAAATGCTTACTTGGAGCAGTGTAAATATGTCTTGGAATAAAAAATATAATGAGACAAGAAAAAAACACTATAGACTAGTACGGCAACATTTTATAAAACTTCTTGGTGGTAAATGCGTTGAATGTAGAATAACAGAAAGACTTGAAATTGATCATGTAGTTAAAAATGGTTTTGGGTCTGGTCGTGGACAAGCTAACAGAATGTGGGATTGGTTTGAATCTTACGCTGAAGGAAATCTTCAGATTCTTTGCAGTAAATGTAATAATCATAAACATTAAGGAGATAACATATGGAAATTACTATGGACTATCGAGAATTCATGGACAATCCGCTTATAGTAAACTTACTTAAAGATAGCGGAAAGAATACTGTGATTTCAAAACCATTAGCAGTTGCAGACTATTTCTTCCCACCGGTTCTAGCTGAACACAAAACACTTATCAACTATATGGATGATGTAACAAACGGTCATATATTTCAGCAAGCTCAAGACATGCTTTACAGCAAAGAAGAACATCCTGAAATGGAACTTTATATTTTAATTTCTGGAAACATAACAGACATATTCAAACAAGTTCGACCACTTAAGATAAATGGTCAGCAAGTCTATGAAAACGGAAGACCAAAATGGGTTCCAGTTCACGCAAACGCAAAGGGTCTTATAGCAGCTTTTTCTTCACTCAACCGACAAGGAATAAAGACCTCTTTCGTTGGGGATCAAGGGTTTATGGTTCAAGCATTATTGTATCTCTTTGAAAAATACAATGATAATAAGATTCGAACTTATAATCCAATCCGTGCCCCAATTACAAATGAAGACGCAGTGCTTACAAATTATCAAAGCATAACAGGAATAGGAGAAGAGAACGCTAAAAAGCTTAGAGAAAGATTCCCTTTACCAAAACAACTTTACAATGCAGGACTTATAGAATTTGAATCTATTCTAGGATTCCAGCACGGAAGAAGACTTTACAATTTCATAAATGGAATAAAGTGAAACTATGGCAACGTATTATCTAAAAACAAAGGACGTATCTGCAAATAGTCATAATCTAAATGACTTGGAAGAGATCAGAGCATATATTAAGAAAAACTACAAATCACTTGATGTTTCAATAGTAAAAAGACAATACAAATAAAAGTCTTAAACAAAAGCGGTTCTAACAGGTTTTCTATCCCCGAAGACCTGTCAGAATCACAAAAGCAAACATTTATAAGTGTATAAAACAATAATTAATTGTAATAAACAAGGTATAATTATGGGATTCAGTTTTAGTTATGGAACTTCGCCGTTAGAAATAATAAAAAAGACACATAAAGAACACATTTGTCATGTTTGTAGAGAAACGATAAAATCAGGAGAAACAGCTTTCAAGGCCGGATTCAGTTCAACTTATTATCATAAAGGTCACGAAAAAATTCGTGGAAAAGCTGCAATAAACAAGTTCAGAAGTAAACAAGTTCAGAAGTAAACACAGATAAATTGATAAAAAATATTTCTGTAATCCGTGGATGTAATTTTAACTGTGTTTATTGTTGCGCAATAAAAAATCCTTTTTATTTAAGTACTGGGTGTGGGAAATGTCACGAATTTATTCCGCATTTTCATAATAATATTTTAAATAAATCACCCCCGAAAAGCAATGATGAATTAATTACTATTGGAATAAGTAGTGATATTTCATTTTTTAATAAACACGAAATAGAAAAAATCATTTCTTATGTTACAAAATGGAGTGATAGAAATTTTGTTGTGATTTCTAAAAATCCAGAATTTTTTTTAAAATATAAATTTCCTTTAAATGTAATAATTGCAACAACGATTGAAACTAACAAAGGGAAGGAAATTAATTTTAATTATTCAAATATATCTAAAGCACCGTATCCAGAAGATAGAATAGTTTCTATGCAAAAATTAAAATGTTCGGGTAACAAACTTATGATAGTCATAGAACCAATAATAATATTTGATTTAATCCCACTTGTTAACATGATTAAAAGTGTTAATCCGTTTCAAGTAAGAATAGGATATGATAAATTTTATTGTAATCTTCCAGAACCATCTATCATAGAAACAGAAAAACTGATTTTTGAATTAGAAAAATTTACATCTGTTGTTAAAATGCATATATAAAATATTGTGCGTAGATAATTTGATAATAAAGTAGAAAGTTTAAGTTGGTCGTGTTTTTAATAAAATATATTATCAGAAGTCTTAAACAAAAACAAACTATATAAAACAACAACACATTATAAGAAAAGAGGACATAACAATGGAAAAGAATAACTACAGAGTAAACATAAAGATAGATAGGACACTTTTTATTGAAGGAGTAAATAATTCTGAAGAAGCAATTGAAAACGCAACGCAGTATCTTGATAATCTTCTTCTTGCAGGAATTAAACCTTATGCAAGAGCTATCGCAGTAAAGACAAACACAACAGAAGCACCTGAAGAAATGCATGTAGAGCAGCTTGAAGAAGTCAAGAAATTATCGCTGCAGATTTCCAATGCGTTTAACAAAGCAGAATTAAAACTACTTGCAGAAGACATTAAATTCTATATTGGAGAGTAATTCTATGACCCAAAAAGTTGTAAAAACAGCAGTGGTAGAAATTGCTCGTTTAAGTGAACTTTGTTTTGGAGACTTTATCCTATGGGGAAGACATAAAGTTCTTATTATTAGCGTTGATTATCAGAACAGAATCGTAACAGCAGCGCATCCGGTAGATGAACTTAAACAAGTTTCTGCATACTATAGAATTATAAGCTGTGTTGAAGAAAGACCAAATACAACATGCCCCGGTTGTGGAAAAATCATAGAAAGTCTTTCGGATGACTTTGATGAATTTTGTTCAACACGTTGTAAAGATAAATATGATGAAGCATATGTATCTTTTGAAGAGCACGGAGGAATTTATGGTTATTGAAGAACAAAAATCGATTGAATGGTGTAATAAATATGAACCACACACACTTGATGAATATATAGGTCATGAAGACTTAGTTGCATCGTTTAAAGCATATGTAGCAATACATCATATTCCAAATATGACTCTCGGGGGACCTCCAGGAACTGGAAAAACAGCGTTAGTCAAGTGTTTTGCTCATGATCTTGGATACTTAGAATGGGACCTAGAACACCCTGGAAAATGGTATCCAGTTCAAGCAGGACAATTTCAATTTCTTGATGCATCAAACGAACGTGGAATAGATATGGTACGCACCACACTAAAAGGACTTTCAGAAGATCCAACACTAGGAGGAGAAGTGCGTTTAATTTGTCTTGATGAAGGAGATAATGTTACTGGAGACGCTCAAGCTGCAATGAGAGGCGTTATACAGAACAGTTCAAGCAATTCTCGTTTCATTCTTACCGGAAACTATCCAGAAGAGTTTATTGCAGCAATTAACAGTAGATGTCCGCTTAAAACAGTCCCTCCACTTACAAGAAACAATTTGGCTACAATGATAAAGCGCATACAAACATCTGAGAAGTTTACTATAACAGATGACGCCACCGAGTTTCTAATCACTGTAGCGAATGGTGATATGCGCTTAATGATCAACAAACTACAGGATGCAGCAATAACATCAGCTATGAACATAACAAAAAAAGATATAGGTTCAACAGTTGCAGATGTAGAAACAGCAAAAAAGATTATAGAAGCAGCACTTGTCGACTTCAATAAAGCCAGAGAAGTTCTGATAACAATTTATCAAAGCACAAAAAATCCAGGAGACATTCTTTCAAAATTATACGATGCTACATATTCCGTTCCGATTGTTCAGGATGTACAACGAAACGAAATTCTTCAGCTCAAGCTTCGAACAAGAATGTCAGATGTTGATTATTACCTATCACAAAAAGGAATAAACCACATTGTCCAGCTTGATGCACTTTTAAGTTATATTCGACTTCTACCATATATTTCAGTAAAATGTCCAAAGGTGAGTTAATATGGAAGGTATAGATGAACTAAACAACGAAATTGCAATACAAAGACAACACGAAAACAGATGTGCAACATGCAACGATACCGGAATAATACATATGCACGTTCCTGTCGCTTTTTCAAACGGTGAATTGTTTGAGGACTACGATGAAACGTGCCCTGTTTGCAACGAAAAATCAAAGAAAGAAAAAGTATATACACTTCGATTCCCGCCCGGAGAAAATGTACCACAACCAATAAGTAAAGAAGTCTTAAGAAAAGTTCTAAGCAGAAGAGATTATGATGGATGCACGAATCAAGAAATTTCTGATGAACTTAAAAGTATAAGACTAGGATTAAGTTCAGCATTCTTCCCAAACGAAAAAGAAGTCATACTGCAAGCAGAAAAGAGATTAACACGGAAGGATTAAAATGATACTTTCAGATACAGATATCAAAAATTATATCAAACTTGAAAAACTAAAAATATGTTCTCCAAGAAATCATATGCTTAATATAGATGGACTTTCAATACAACAAAACGGGCTTGATTGTAGAATTGGAAATACAATAGCAGTAGATATTAAGCTTGGAGAAGGAACTGTTATTGATACTCATAACCAAGAATCCATTAACAACAGGTTCATGGAAATGGAATTTGATAACTTTGTTGTTCCGCCACACACAAATATTCTTCTTGTTACAGAAGAAGAATTTGAATTTCCTGATGACTTAATGGCATTCTGTGGTCTGCGTTCTTCTGTTGCTAGAAATGGATTCATTGCACCCATAACGATTGTTGATGCTGGATTTAAAGGAACTCTAACCATCGAACTCAACAACGGTGGACACAATCCTATCAGAATTTATAGAGGAGATAGATTTTTGCATGTAATATTTGCAAAGACAAATAGTCCAGTTCAGTTCCCCTACAATGGATTCTACACAGGTCAAAGAATAGTACATCTTCCAAAAACGCTTGGTGATTGAAATGAAGCATAAAATAGATAAAAATAATACTACCGTGTGCGGGTTATACTTTGATCCTAAAACACACGGAATAATTTCAGAATATGTTATAATTGATATTTATAATCTTTGTAAAACGTGCTATCCAGATAAGGAAAAATTATGATACCACCACTTGCAGAAGCAACAGTATCAACAACAATGCTGAATCTATATGATGGATGTAATCATGCCTGTAAACTAAAATATGTTGATAAACAAACAGCGGTTCAGATTGATGATACTCCACTTAGAGTTGGAAAGTCAGGACACAAAATCTTTGAACATTTCTATGAAAAATTAGATCTCAATGCACCAGATATCGATAAAGAATTCAAAAATAAAATAACAGCAAGCGCATTTCAACACTGGGATAGAACAATAGATAGTCGCAAGCGTGAAGAAATAGAACCAGCATTCTTTATCTGGCTCAAGTATGAACTTGAAAGATATTATATTTATAAGAAGCAAAATAGACTCGATATATTCAAACCAGTTGAAGTTGAACAGGATCTAACAGACTATAAAAGTAAGAAAAGAGCAGTAATGGACAAACGCTGCATAGGAATATCTGGAATCAATTATGTTATGGACTATAAGTTTGACAAAAAGCTCCCAGCAGGTCGAAACTTTACGAACATTCTGTCAGAAATAGATATGAAGTACAAAATACAAGCAGCACTCAACGCTCAAGTTCTTAGAGCATATGAACACCCGATAGATGGATTCTATTTTCAGTTTGTTCGTTATCCAGAAAAGCTTCTATCTGTCCCTCTTAACAGACAGCTTTTTGATGAAGTAGATAACTTAATTAATAAGCTTCGAACGGATACAGAATTCAAAAAAAATTCAAAATCTTGTTTTTTGTGCAACTTTAAAATGTATTGCGACTTGAAAGAAACCAGTATCAACTGCTTATAGGAGAATATTATGAAAATAATATGGGAAGAAACAGATACAGCAATCAAAGCAAAATACGATGACCGCAAAAATCACTTTAGAAACAACAAGCATCTTCTAAAACCAAATCAAATTTCTGAAGATGAAGCTTTCGTAGCCGCAATATTAGCATCATACTGGACGATATGGATGCAGGAAAAGAAATGAAAACAATAAACGAAGAACGCTTTGACAAAGCTTCTACTAGACTTAAAGAACTAAGACAGAAGTTCACAAAAATAGCAATAGCAGCACAAATAAGTCTTATCGGTAGTATGCTTGATAATCCACTATCACCGGTATATGATAGTGAAGATTCTTATAATCACTATCTTAAAAGACTTGAAATATTACTGGAACAACTATGACCAAGTATCATTTCATAAACATTGAATATCGTACAGAATTTCAAGATGTTGTTCTACTTCTATGGGGAAGAAATGTAGATACACTTGAAAAGAAACTGTTCAGAGTAACTGGATTCAAACCACGTTTTTATGTTCCAGAACACGAAGAAGTTCCGCAGTCTAGCGCAATCATTTCTATCAACAGCGGATTCAAATCTATCTATGGGGAATCATTCAAACAGATAATGACACAGATACCTTCTGATATTCCGAAGCTACGGCAATACTTTACAAAAACATGTCAAGCCGACATACCTTTTACAAGAACATTCCTCATCGAATCAGGAATCTTAACGAAGTTTACTGCACCCGATAAAGATGAAATACATTTCAACGAACTAACAGGAGAATAAAAATGAAATTAAATTTTAGCCCTATGGCAATACAGATTCTAGAGAAAAGATATCTTCTAAAAAACAAAGAAGGAACGATAACAGAGACACCAGAAGAACTGCTTGAAAGAGTGGCAAAATATGTTTGTGGTGAAGATAAAAAATTACTTGCAGCAGTGTTGAAGCTGATGAAAGAATTAAAATTTCTTCCCAACACACCAACACTTATGAACGCAGGAACGACAAATATGCTTTCCGCTTGCTTTGCAATCCCAGTATCAGATTCTTTAGAATCAATAATACACGAAGCACTCTGGCAACAAGCTGCAATCCATAAAAAAGGTGGTGGAACTGGGTTAAACTTTTCTTTACTTAGACCAAAAGGTGACACAATTTCATCAACCGGTGGAGTAACATGTGGGGTATTATCATTTATGGAGAATTTTGACACAATGTCAAAATCCATACAACAAGGTGGAAAACGTGCTGGCGCAAACATGTCAATTCTAAGTATCTATCACCCCGAAATAGAAGAATTCATCAAAATAAAAACAACAAATAGCACTGATTATGAAAACATGAATCTTTCTGTACTTGTTGATGATATGTTCATGCTTGCAGTTAAAAATGATAAAATGATTGCTCTTTCATTCCCAATCAAAACAGTAAAAGGAATTAGAAAACAGATTTCTGCAAAATATCTTTGGGATTTAATCTGCGATTCTGCTCATAAATGTGGCTGTCCAGGAATCTTGTTTGAAGATACAATAAATTCCAATAATACTCTAGACAAACACGGATTTCATATTACAACCACCAATCCGTGTGGAGAACAACCATTGTTCTGTGGAGAATATAATGGAAAACCAAGTGCTGAAAGTTGCAATCTTGGTTCACTCAATATTTTAAAATTTGTGAACGATACAAAAACCGGAATGGACTACAAAAAACTTGAAGAAGCAGTGCTGGTAGCAACAGCTTTCCTTGATCGTGTCATAGACAAAAACGTATATCCTTTCAAGTTTATTGAAGAAGGAACAAAACTTACAAGAAAGATTGGTCTTGGTGTAACAGGATTTTCTGACTATCTAATAAAAATAGAAGTTCCTTACAATTCTGAAAGAGCAATAACAGAAGCAGAAGAAATAATGAAGTTTATAACAAACAAAGCGCATCTTGAAAGCTTTGATCTTGCTGCTGAGTTTGGAAAGTATCCACTTGCAGAACTGATTGGAGATAAAAAAAGAAATAATATGTGTACCACTATTGCCCCAACAGGAACTATCGGAAGACTCATGCTAGGACACGGGTACTCTTCTGGAATAGAACCACCTTTTGCAGTATATATGAAAAGTAATATTATTGAAACAACAATCGAAGATGGGATTCATCCATTGTTACTAGAAAAACTTGAAGAAATTTACTTTGATACTCCAGATATAAAGTTAAGAATAATTGAACAGATAAAACAAAATGGAAGCAGCATTCAAAATATTTCTCAGCTTGGAAATAAAATAAAAAAACTATTCCTTACATCAAACGAAATTCCTGTTGAACAACATATTAAAATCCAAGCAGCATTCCAGAGTTATACTGATAATGCAGTATCAAAAACAATAAATCTTCATAACAGTGCAACAGTATCTGAAGTTTCAAAATCGTTCATGCTTGCATATGATCTTGGATGCAAAGGAACAACAATATATCGAGATGGAAGCAAAAATAATCAAGTGCTTAATTCTATTAAAGAAACACAAAAAACAATAAGTGTAGAATCCTTTAAAGATCTAGCACCAAGACCAGCAATACTTCCGGCATTAAGCTTTGTGAAACAGACTGCTTGCAACACATTATTTATAAATCCTACTTATATGGGTGTTATAGATAAAAGTGCCCTAGAACATTTCATAGATGCTCATGGAGGATGCCTTGCTATGAGAACAGGTCTTGCTATGTCTGTTTCATTATATCAAAGAATAATAGAAGAGATAAATCCAGAGTATGCAAGAAATGCGCTGCAAATAGTAACAACACATCTACTTAAAGTGGAGTGTCCTGTCTGTAAGATGAAAATAAGAGATGAAAAACAAAGAATAAAAAACGGAGAGGTTGTTGAAGAACCAGTTGATTCTATAAGCTGCCCAAATGCTCTGGCTCAAGTTATGGACTATATGCTCAAACACAAAGTAGAAACTTATATTGATGGAATAAAGTTCAAAGCAGAATTGTATAAAATAAAATCTTATGAAGGAATAGAAGTTGTAGATCAAAAGAGATGTCCAGACTGCGGTACTGTTCTCATCAAACAAGGTGGATGTACTTCATTTCAGTGTCCTATATGCTTAACAGGCGGGTGTAATTAATGACAATACATTTACTAGATCATAAAAATAATAAAACATACTGCGGATTAACTAGAATATCCGTTCTAAACGTTATATCCGATAAGATGTTATTTGATAAATTCGATACTGATTGCAAAAACTGTAAGAAAGTGATTGCATCAATTAAGAAAAAGATAAAGTCTTAAACAAAAACAAACTATATAAAACAACAACACATTATAAGAAAAGAGGACACAATGATAATACAAATTGAAGTTGTTCCATCTACTAACGGAACGATATTAATAAATACAATTACAAATAAAGATGTTAAATGGACAGAACTTATTGGATTTTTAGAATTAGCTAAACATCAAATATTAGATTCTGTTCATATAAAATCTGAAAAAAATAAAAAATAAAGGAGAATCAATAAAATATGAAATCGAAGATAAGTATCCTGGTGCTCCAGGAACTGATAAGAAAGACAAAGTGCAATAACCTGATAAGTTCAGCGGTGATTACACTTGATAACAACTCCATTTCTACAAAGGGTTCTGGAGTGGAACTTGCAGGAAAAATTGATGGACGATTGTCCTTTGATGTATCGTACCCATGTATCGTAGAGGAACCAGGAATCTTGCCCATTAAGGATATTTCAGACCTGTTGTCCAAGACCGAAGTGTTTGAAAAGGAAGATGTTGTTGATGCTTCCATCGTGGACAACAAACTCATCATGGAAAGAGAGATTCCTCATAGGGTTATCACATACGATCTTGGAGACCCAAAACATATTCCAACATCATATAAAGGAAAAACCACCGTAATATTCAACAGAAAAATTGAACAATCAACACTTACTTCAGAAGAACTTGCAGCAGGAGCAATACCAGTATATAAGATTCCTTCCGTAGTAATAGTCAATCCATCCGGCAAGACAAAAGAAATCGAATTCACTGCAGAAGCAATTCTTGATTCAAATCAGCTCAAAGGATTTGCATCAGCAGCAGAAAAGATCTCGCCGCTCAAGATACCAATACAGATTAAAGAAGGACACTTGAACAGTGCGATAAAAGGAACCGGCACAGACATGGCGGATGAAATCCGTGTTGATAAAGCGGAAGGTGAAGCACTTTCAAAATACGGAGTCCAGCTACTTGAACTATTCAAAGTCGGTTTTGGAAACGCAACACTTCGACTCGGCAATGAAACAGCGATACATGTTCAATATCAGCAGGATGATCAGAGATCCAATTACTTCCTGGTCCCAAGCGGAAACGCAGCACCTCCAGCCCCGGCAGCCCCAAGGGAAAAATCAAAGTAAGAGGAACATGAACGAAGAACTGAAACAGAAACTCCTGGAACTACCAGGAGTTATTCTAGCTCAAGAACTTGGACTTATTGAATTATCTCAAAAACAAGCGGAAGATCGCAGAATATCTGACGAAATAAAAACACTTGCAAAAAATGAAGCAGCAATGAATTTAAACTTCAAAAACGAAGGTCAGAGAAACGCTTCAATAGAAACAATTCTACGAGATAACATCTTGTATCAAGACATTCAAAAAGAGTCTTCCAGAACAGGATAAGAAAATTAGAATAGCTCAAGTTCAGTTGTTCTTCCAAAAAGACTTATTAAAATCATATCTTGCTATTGTAAGAATGGAGTAAACTATGTCAGGCATATTTGATGAAGACATTGGTGATGGATTAATCATCCCCGAGCGCCCTGACTTTTCTGATGATATCAGAAAGTTTGGAGTGCATACTGTATCGGAAAAAAGAAAAAACCTACAATGCTGGTTCTTCCTAGATTTTTATAATAATCCAGAAAGATTTGCAGAAATAACAAACATGATTAAATCTCATGTTAATGGAACACATCAAATAGATTCAGAATTCTTTTATAACATGATTAAGGAGAAATTCAACAAAGAATGAGATGCAGATATTCAGTATTAGTAAAAGGTATTGGACAACCTTTTAATTTCTGTTTTCTTGCAACATTAACAGGAGTAAAACCACCGGAATGCGATGGATTAAAAGATTGCTTTCAAAAGAGGACATAATATATGAAATTTATAGATGATATTTCAGAAGCAAAATGCATAAAAATTGTTGAAGATATAAAAAACTGTTCTGAAGAAACAGAAATCAAAAATATAGCTTCAATGCTTCTAAGACAATTCAAACAAAACGAAATTGATCCAATAACTGAAGAATATAAGCAAAAATTAATAGAAGAATTCCTATCTTCACCAGTGTGGATATCTTCAATTTCTGCAATACACAAACCATTCTGCTCAAATCAAAAAGTTTTCCAACTTGAAATAAAACTTAATTGTTTGGAGAAATTAGATTAAAATGATAATAACACTTCGACCAAGATATATGTATCGAGATTCCTGTAAAGAATGCAAGGGACATAGATCAAACTGTGGCGGAAAAAATGTTTGCGCTCCAGTAAAAAAGAAACTACGCTCTTATAACGGAATAAGACTTACCGCAGATGGATTTGACTGCGCTTTACCAGTTACTATTGATTCACACTCAACCTGTTCATATGCTTGTATCTACTGTTTCAGTCCTAATATCAGTGGGCATAGAGAAGGTGAAGACCTTTTAACCGGACAAACATCACTTAATGATATTGAAAATCTTTTTTCCGGAAACGGTAAAAATATGGAAAACTTCTTCACTGCTCTAAAGTTTAAAAATAGAGTAAATGGTTATCCGTGTCCAGTTCAACTCGGCGGACTTACAGACCCACTTGATAACATCGAAAGAAATCAAGGTTGGTTCTTAGAATTTGTTCGTCTTGCTCAGAAATATAAGCAACCAGTCCGTATAAGTACAAAAGGAAATCTATTCCTTGAAGACGAATACTTGCAAGCTGTAGCAAAGACACCAGAACTTTTCTGGGTAAACTTTTCTATTATAAGTCCTGATGATAAACTGATGAAGCTTGTTGATGTTGGGGCACCACCACCTTCGGAAAGAATCCAGTGCATGAAAAATCTTACAGAAATAAAAGTAAAAACTGGTTTGCGCTTTAGACCAATAATACCTGGAATAAGCGATGCTACACCCGACTATCCAAGAGCATATTCTGATTTAATAAACATGGCAGCAGATGCAGGCGCACGAAACATTTCATACGAAGTAGCATTTCTTCCACTACTTGATCCAAAAGCAGTCCCAAAATGGGAAGCGATTGAAAAATTAACAGGGATTCCATACTGGGAAATATATCGAAAGTTTGGAAAGAAACTACCATGTAATAGAGCATCATATATCTGGACTGAACAGATAATGTACGCTATACATAAAGCAGCAAAGAAAAGAGAAATGTTCATTGGCGTTAGTGATCCTTTGTGGAAACAGCTCAATGATGGAGGGTGTTGCTGCGGAATTCCACCAACAGATCCAGTATTCGGAAACTGGCAAAGAGAAAGCGCAACAAATCAGTTAATAGAAGCACGTGATACAGGAAAGCTTCTTTGTCCACAAGACGTGATTCCAGCATGGGCATTAATAACAAAAGCTGATCAAATGTATAGACCAGCAATCGGTCCCGCCGGTGCAACATTCAGGAAATATTTTGTATGGGGAGATAAAATGCAAGAGCAGTGGAACGATCTAACGTGTGAAAGAGGTCCCTTACAATATTTCCAAGGTGCGCTTAGACCAATTGAACGCAAAGAAAACGGTGATGTGATTTTCAAGTATGTTGGACTTGAACGCAGGAATCCAAAAGAAACACCATACTGGAATATCAAGGAAGATTAATATGGATTCAAAATTTAAAGGTTGGGATACAAAAAGAAATAAAATGTATTCTGCATCGGAAATGGGTAGCGATGAACTAACTATTAATCCAGACGGTCGTGGGTTCGTAAATGTTAGTAGTACATCACAAAAATTAAGTCAGTATATGCATCATATAATTCCACTCCAATTTATAGGATTGCTTGACAAAAACAAAAATGAAATATATGTAGGTGACATATTAAAGTTTTCTTTTCAAACAAAGAAAATGTTAGGTTTTCCTTATACTGAAAGTATCGATCCAGGTTGGGAGTTATGGGAAATAAAATATATTGCTCCATCATTTGTATATGTTATTCATTTACAAAGTAATTCATATTACGGAGAATTGCCAGCAAAACCGAGAGTAATAAGTTTATATTATTTAGATGTAGTTGAGGTTATTGGAAATATTTATGAAAATTCAGATTTGATCAAAGGTGTTTGAATATGGATAGTTTGTTTGATGAACCGCTTGAAGAAGAAGAACTTTGTAGAGTACATAATAACAAAATTCTTTTTTCAAAACCCTTTGCACTGCAATCAGAATTAGAAAAAGAAGCTTCTTTACAGTACATCTTAAACAATGTTTTCACAGGAAACTTCTGGTATAATTATCTTAACGAAGAATTCTCACAAGAAATCAGAAAATTAGACATGTTCAATCCACAAGACATTCTTCATGGAACAACAATAAGCAGAAATAATACCTGTTCTCCGGTTGCGAGCAGTTTTCATCCACATATATTAGAAATTAATAACGGAAAATATAATTTTCCAAACGAAACTTTAGAAGATACTGTTCACCTTAAAAAATGCATTTCAAATTATCTTAAAATTACTTCTGGGGCAATAAGCTGTTCTGATGCAATCCATGTATTAAGAACAGCTCGGAAAACGCAAATGGTAAGCAATTTCCGACCAACTGTTGCAAAGCTAATATACGAAACATATGGTAACAACGGTTCAGTTCTAGACCCTTGCATGGGTTATGGAAGAAGATTGCTTGGAGCATGGTGTAGTAATATCAGCAGCTACACAGGAATAGATCCATGCACAAAAACATTTGATGGAAACATAAAACTTCAAAATCGTTTGATAGAACTTACTTCTTATAAAGGAAGTATCACAGAGATTATACCCAGACCAACAATAATACTACACAAACTTCCATTTGAAGACTTTACCACTAACGAAAAGTTCGACCTTGTATTTACATCTCCACCATACTTCAACACAGAAAAATATTCTAACGAAGATACGCAGTCATGGAAAAGATATCCAACATATTATGTCTGGGTAGACAAATTCCTTGAAGTTCTTATTCATAACGCATATACATTTCTAAAACTAGGCGGAGTCTTTGCAATAAATATGAAAGATGACCCACTTGCAAAATATAATATGTGGCGAGATGTAATGCGTCTAAGTAAGAAGTATTTCGGAGAACCCGAAACAATATTATATATGGAAATGCCAGCACTACCTCTAATTAAAAAGAATTGTACCAACAGTATCAAAGGTGAACCAATAGGAATATTCAGAAAGAAATTATGATCACAACAGGAACAGGAAAATCAAGACAAGGAATGTCTATGTTAGAAACATCTGATAAGATGCGATATGCCGTTAGAATTACAGAAGGATATAAAGGAATCATTAAAATAGAAAAGTTTAAGTGTGTACCAACAATTCATATACAGAAAATGCAGTTAAAAGATATAAAAACGTGTGAAGAACTTGGACAGTGGATAAGAGAACAGGAAGAAAATAAACAGCAAGCATTTCATAATGACGTTTTGTTGTTTGATGATTATATGACAGTTCTTGCAGTAAATAAAGAAAGGAAGAAAAATGAAATATCTTAGAAGAAACATATTGGATATTGAAGTCAAAGTTGATAAAGAATTTCCTCATCCAGAGCAGGCACGATATCCGTTCAGCGCAATAACAATATGGGATTCTTTCACAAACCACTATTATACCCTTGTTGTAAGAGATTCACCTCTACCGCTTCAGAAAGTTATAATGAGTCCAGAATGGGATGTCTATTACTGCAACAGTGAAATGATTCTTGCAACAAATTTCGTCAAGCTTACTCAAATGCTCAATCCAGACACATGGGAAGGATTCTTCAGCAAAACGTTTGATTTCCCATATATTTGTAATCGCTTACGAAATATTGAAATAGATCCAAATCTGTTATCACCAGGAGGACACTTCACTTGTAAAAATAGACCAAGTTCTTCTGGACTCCACTTACTTGATATAGTTGAAGCAGATAAAAAGTTCAAACAACGTTCAAGCTATTCCTTAAAACTAATAGCAGAAGAAGAAAATCTTCCTGTTAAGAAAAGGGAAATAAATATTGTTGGAAGCAACTATACACCAGAAGAACTTGCAGATTATAATATGGGTGATGTTGAAGTTCCTCTTGCTCTTGATAATAAAATGCAGCACATAAAACGATATGTTAATCGCTGGCAGCTTGCAGGACTAGAAAGTATAGATAAAGCAATGTCAAATTCAATTATAGTTGATACTGTAATGCTTCGAGAAGCAAAAAAAGCAGGAATACTTCTTCCATCAAAACCCGACAAAAATGAACAAGCCCAAACAGAATCAGAAGATGTAGATATAGCAGGCGGAATGGTTTTTGAACCAATTATTGGGGTTCACGATTGGGTAGCAGATGATGATCAATCACGGTTTTATCCCAACCTCATATTTCTACTCCGTATGTCTCCTGAAAACATTTCATCGGAAGGAACACTTATTTCAGCAAACGGTACACGATTTATAGATAATCCAGAAGCATTCTTACCACGTATTATTCGTCACTTCTTCAAAGAAAGAGATAGGATACAAGCAGAAAAAGCACTGCTTACACCCGATAATCCGTATTACTGGAAGCTACACGAAGAAGATGAGAACGCAAAGTTCCTTCTTAATAGTGTTGCAGGAGTCTTTGGACAACCTTCGTTCCGTCTATACGAACCACGTATTATAGATAGCATAACAACATCTGGTCAATACTTAATGATACGTGGAAAGGAATATCTCGAATCGATAAGTATTCCAGTTGTATATGGAGATAGTGTATCTAAAGATACATTAATTTTTATAATGGATGAAAAGCATAATATTAAGAGAATTCCAATCTATTCGTTATTTAAAAAAATAGATTTTGTGCACAAAGATGGAAAAGAGTATTCTTTAGTTCAGGGGTTGTTTACACTTACGATAGATAAATATGGGAAAACTGTTTGGAAACCTATCAAATATGTTATGCGTCATGCTACAAACAAAAAAATGTATAATGTTTCATCTTCAAACAGATGTTCGTTAATAGTAACGGAAGATCATTCATTGATGGGGTTTTCAACGGGTTATCGAAAAAGATATCACAGTAGCTTATTTAATGAACTTGATAGAATGAAGTTTATAACCCCACAAGCTACGCAAGATATAAAAAATATAGTTTCTATTAAACATATACCAAGAAATAAAATAATATCAAAAAACTATCCAAAAGAATTATACGAATTTATGGGGTTGTTTATTGGTGATGGTTCATTTCATAATGGAATAAATAGTGGCAAGAAAAATTATTATTTGCATTTAGCTACTGGTTTGGATACCAATGAAATACTTGAAAAAGTGATCATACCATTACAGAAATCTGGATGGATTAATAGTTATTATAGAAAAAAGAAAAATTATAATATCGGTATAAATGGAGTAAAGTTATGCGAATTATTTGAAGAATTTAGAAATACCGATGGAAAAAAACAAATCCCAGAATGGCTAGACTTGGAAACAGAAGAAAATATCTGTTCATTTTTGCGTGGGATATTTGAATCTGATGGTTCAATAACACAAAAATTTGATATTACGTTTTGTAATATTGAAGAAAAAATTATAGATAAAATTAGAACTTTGCTTTGGTACACAGGTATTTCTAATAGTTCGTGGATTGCTGGTAGACCAAATACATACAATGGAGTGTGTTCTGACACACATTCTATAAAAATTAATATAAAAAACAAAAAAGATTTTGGTAAAAAGATTGGATTTATTACCATAAGAAAGAAAAATATTATGGATACTTACAAAATAGGGAAAATTAAAGAAAAAATAGAATTACTTGATTTTGAAGTTTCAAAAGTTAATTATTCACAAACTGCTTACGAAGGGTTTGTTTATGATATTGAAGTAGAAGATACGCATACATTTTTTGCAAACGAATTTCTTGCACACAATACAGACGCACTTCATCGAAAATTAACCGGGGTAACAAATATTGAAGAAGCAATAAAACAAGGAAAAGAAATAAACGCAAAGCTCAACGAAAAGCTTCCAATATGGGCACAAGAAAAGTTCAATGTAAAAGATGCTTCTTCTATTAAAATCGTTTTCGAGAAAGTATTCCGGCGCATCATGTATATCCCCAATGAAAAAGGAAAGCCTGTTAAAAAGCGATATGCAGCACGTCTAGTCTATGAAAAAGGAAAAATAACAGATCAAATCTACATTCGTGGTTTTGAAACAAGACGTTCTGATGCATCCATAATATCAAAGGACTTACAGAATAACATCTTCAAGAAAATTCTATATGCAGAAAATGTTGAAGAAGTAAATAAAGAAATAATCACTTACATTAGAGACTTAATTGCACAATTTCCAGATAGACCATTATCAGAAATTGCTATTCCTTGCGGATTCTCAAAGGATCTTTCAGCATACGGTGGACTCAACAAAAATGGTGGAAAGAAAGGATTAGATCCAGAAGTTCGTGGGGCTATCTACAGCAACACTCATCTTTTCACAAATTTTGGATCAAACACAAAAGCAAAAATGTTATACATCAATAAAATAGAAGGAACCGATTCTATAGGAGAACCTTTACCACACACTGAAGTTATCGTTTTTGAAGATGAAGCAAAGTTACCGAAAGTTGAAGTAAACTATGAAAAAATGATAGATGCAACAGTCCGAAAGAAAATAGAAAGAATTCTTTCTGTTGCAGGTATTGACTGGAACCAAATAGTAGGCGAAGAACAATCAATGTTTAATTTCTAACTATGACAAAAATACACATGGATAGATTTGGTTCAATGAGACAAAAAACAGAGCATCACGAAAAAGTAATGCTTGAGGACGGACTTCATTTTGTGTGTCAGTGGATAAAATGTCCTCATAATCGAAAAGGAATATGTAAATGCATAATTTTAGAAGATTGTATTCATGTTATATACTGCTTCTGTGGATGATAAACAATGATATATAAAGTAAATGGAATACTAGAAGTAAATTATATGTGTCGTGGGTACTGTAAGCTACCATATTCTAATCATCCAAAAGGGTGTCCAAACTTCAATAAGAGTCCAGAATGTCCTCCAAAATCATCAATGGTGGAAGATGTTTTTGATTTAAATCGTGAAATGTTCTTTGTTGTTGAAGAATTCAATTTGAAAGAACACGTTGCACAAATGAAGCTTAATCATCCACGGTGGACAGAATTACAGCTTAGAAATCTTTTATACTGGCAAGGCGGTGTTCGAAAAAGACTTAAAGAAAAAGCAGAACAGTTCATGCAGCACGATATGATTTACACGCTTCTACCTGAGTCTATGGGTGTAATGGTAATTAACACAGCACTTAAACTCGGAATACCTATTGAAACAAAACCAAAAGAAAAAGTATTTAAGATTGCTCTTGTTGGATATCCAAAAATAGAGCAGCACAACAATGAATCAATGTTTGAATTTTAAGGAGAAAATAATGAGTAATCTAGTAAACCATAAAAAAGAATTTGACGAATTCAAAAAAGAACAATGGAATAAAATTCTATCCGTTCAACACAAGAATTATTCTGATGACCACGCATTTACGAAAAGACATTTCGTAGAAGAAATTCTTGAATGTTTCCAAATAAGAGGAACTCCTGAAGGAAAACTAATAGAAGAAATTCTTGTTGGTTGTGAAATAGATAATAATGAACTTGTAGATGTTGCAAATATGTCTTTCGCTGTAAAGATTTTTTCGAAGAAGATAAAATGATTCAAAGTATGACAACATTCATAGACTATCTATTAACATATCTACTTATAGGATACGCTCTTTCCATAATAGTATGCTATAAACAGATAACCGAATCCATTAAAGCGTGTTGGTTTAATATTTTTTCTGAAATATTTGCTGTTTCAGTATTATCTTTCATATATCCACTTGCTATTATTTCATACTTGTATTTCATAATAAAATATCAAAACAAGTCTTAAACAAAAGCAGTATTTAAATAAAAACAAAACGTAAAGCTAAAAGAGGACATAATGCTAATTGATAAATACGCACCACAAACACTGAATGATATCAAGCTTGATGATAAAACCATAGATTCTGTTATAGCTTGGATAAATTCCTGGAACCGTGGTCTTCCTTCTCAAGAAAAACCAGCTCTTCTTTTAGTAGGATCTCCAGGAACTGGAAAAACAACCGCAGCAAGATGTATATGTAACGATGCTGATTGGTTCTTAATAGAAATCAATGCTTCAGATTCACGTAGAAAAGATGATTTAACTGGATTTACTTCTGAAAGATCAATAATGGGAAATCTCACATGTATATTGTTTGATGAAGCAGATTCACTCGGAATAGATGGAAAGGGTGGTGAAACACAAATAAAAAAATTGATATCAGAAAGAAGAATTCCAATAATTATTACTGCAAACGATATATTTAAAGTACCAAAAGAAATTAAAGCGATATGTGAAATACAAAAAATTTATCGTCCTTCTGTAAACGCATTAAAAGCTTATCTATACGATATTTGCAAAAAAGAAAGACTTAATCCGACAAATGTTATTCTTAACGCAGCAGCGCAATGCCAGGACTATCGTATGGGTCTAAACATGATAGACAACAACATTATTCTATCTAAAAATGAAATAAAAATCAGAAACGAAGAAATTGTTAGAAATTTATTATTAAATGTTGAAACAAACATAGAAGACCCAAAGAAAATTCTATATAATTTAGATGCAAACATTTCAAGATTATACAATCCGTTGGAACTATATGAAACATATAATATTCTTTCTCGTGTTGATATTCTTCGTAGGCGTGGTCAAACAAAGCAAGCTATAGCATTATTAAAAACAATTCCGAAAATACCACTTGAAGAATTTGAATTAATTCAACCGGTTTATATTGATAGAAAGAAAGGAACTACAAAATTATGATAGAATATGAAGAATTTCTAAAAACAAAAAGACTTAAGCATATTGCCTCTGGATTTGAAACAACAATTCCTATTAATCCAATAATGTTTGATTTTCAAAAAGATATAGTTAGATGGGCTTTACTGAAAGGAAAATCTGCTATATTTGCAGGAACTGGTTTAGGAAAAACCTTAATGCAGCTCGAATGGTCAAATCATGTTAATCAATACACTAAAGAATCAATTTTAATTCTCGCTCCTCTAGCGGTATCGCAGCAAACTGTTAAAGAAGGAGAAAGGTTAGGATTAAATATCAATTTGTGTAGGACACAATCACAGATCAAAAATGGTATTAATATTACTAATTATGAAATGCTTCATAATTTTGATACTTCTAAGTTTATTGGGATTGTTCTTGATGAAAGTTCCATTCTAAAGTCTTTTGAAGGAAAAGTTAGAACAGAAATAATAGAAAGATTCATACAAACTCCATATAAACTTGCTTGTACTGCAACTCCGAGTCCCAATGATTATATGGAACTGGGGAATCATGCTGAATTTTTAAATACTATGACAAGAACAGAAATGCTTTCTATGTTCTTTGTGCACGATGGTGGAGAAACTTCTAAATGGAGAATTAAAGGGCATGCTATACAAGAATTCTGGAATTGGGTAGCATCGTGGTCAGTAATGCTATCACATCCGAAAGATTTAGGATATACAACAAAAGGATTTGATTTACCCCCGCTTAATATTTATGAAATAGTTGCTGATAAATCTGGAAATATAGTACACGAAGCAAGAACTCTACAAGAACGAAGATTAGCAAAAGTAGAATCATTGCCATCAAGAATAAAAAAAGCATCTGAAATAGCAAATTCTTTTGACGATTCTGTTCTTATATGGTGTAATTTAAATATTGAGAGTGAACAACTCAAACACGGAATATTTAACTCAAAAGAAATAAAGGGTTCTGATAATAATGAATACAAAGCAAACACAATGATAGCATTTTCTAATCAGACATTAAAGAAAATTATTACAAAACCTTCTATCGCAGGATTTGGCATGAATTGGCAGCATTGTAACAAAGTTATTTTCGTAGGACTTTCAGATAGTTTTGAACAATATTATCAAGCTGTTCGAAGATGTTGGAGATTTGGGCAAGATAAGCCTGTTGATGTTTATATCATAACTTCCGAAAAAGAAGAAGCAGTTGTTGAAAATATCAAACGAAAAGAACGGGATTTTGAAAACATGGTAAAAGAAATGATTTCTTACACGCAAGAACTAACAAAGAAAAAAATCACCAATCTATATATAGAAAAAGATATTTATAATTCACAAACAAAAATAAAATTACCGACGTGGTTAAAATGAATGTAATAAAACAAGATAATGGAAATAACTGGAACACTTACAACGGTGATTCTTGTGAAATAATAAAAGCTATACCTTCAAATTCAATACATTATATGATATATTCTCCACCGTTTTCAAGTCTATATACATATTCTGATTCTGTTCGAGACATGGGAAATTCAAAAACAGATGAAGAATTTTTTGCACACTTTTCATTTTTAGCACAAGAATTAAATAGAATTCTTATACCAGGAAGAGTAATGTCGGTACATTGTATGAATTTAACAAGTTTAAAACAACGTGATGGAATAATTGGTATAAAAGATTTTCGTGGAGATCTTATAAGAATATTCCAGAAGGCTGGTTTTGTCTATCATTCTGAAGTTTGTATATGGAAAAATCCTGTTGTTGCGATGCAAAGAACTAAAGCATTGGGGCTTCTTCATAAACAATTAAAAAAAGATTCTTGTATGTCTCGTCAGGGTATTCCTGATTATTTATGTACTTTCCGAAAAATCGGTGATAATCCTGAAAGAGTAACACACACCGATCAATCTTTTAGAGTAGGAAAATGGCAAGAATACGCTTCGCCTATCTGGATGGATATAGATCAATCCGAAACACTACAAAAAAACAGTGCTCGTGAAGAAGAAGATGAAAAACATATTTGTCCGCTTCAACTTGAAGTGATTCGAAGAGGATTAGAACTTTGGACAAATCCAAACGATGTTGTTTTTGATCCATTCATGGGTATTGGAAGCACTGGGTATGAATCATTAAGAATGGGTAGAAAGTTTGTTGGGGTTGAATTAAAGTCATCTTATTATGAACAATCTGTATCAAATCTAAGAAATGCTGAAAACGAAACAATAAGATATCAAGAAGACTATGTAGAAGAAAAAAGTTCTATGTTTAATTTTGAGTAAACATGCTTGTTGATATTCAATACCACGGATTCCGGGTAACACATGATAATATTATTGTTGATATCAAACAGGATAAAGACATTTGGAAGTATGATTTTAGTGCCGTGCGTGATGAAAATGGAAAACTAACAGCAAGACCTATTTGCGCTCCATTTGTAACAAAAACTCTTCCATGGATCACCCAACGCTATAAAGATACATTAATAATTAAGTCACTGCAATCCGAAATGGATATAGATTCTGCTGAAATATTTGCAACACATCTCACTTTTGAAATTTATAAAGTATCTGAAGCATATCTTGAATTACAATCAACACGTTCTGGTTATAGCTATGCAACAAACATTCAAGGAATCCCCACGTGTAACATAAAAGGAAAAATTCATCCTGCAATGGATGTATATAATGGAACATTCTACTTAGGATACAGATTTGTAGATGAACTTGGAAACAAAAAAGAATGGATGATAGATAACGAAAGACATGTTCACACACCAGAAGGATTACTGCAAGACGGACTTATTCTTCGTGATAAAGCAATAGTAGGTGAACAGAGATGGATAAATCTAACATACTTAGAACAGAAACCTATAAACGCACTGAATTTATATAAGACTATTAAGCAGAAAGCAATGAATCACATATGGTTTTCAAATCCACTTGCGTATGATATTCTTACGCTGTGGATAATGGGCACTTATCTTTATTGGGGATTCTCATCATATCCATATTTCCATTTAAGTGGAACCCCTGATAGTGGAAAATCAACCGTCCAAAGACTTACTTCATGCATTGCATTCAATGGATATTTCACAGAATCAATAACAGGTTCCTCTATATTTAGATATGTTGAAGAAATGCGTTCTACAATGTGTATTGATGAACAAGAATTTCTTGCAAATGAAAACAACTTGGAAGCAATATCAATCCTTAACAGTGGATATCATAGAGCAGGAAATGCTACAAGACAAGAACAACAAACAAACAGTAGTGGTGATAAAAAATATGTTACCATGTCGTTTTCTACTTATTCTCCAAAGATGCTTTCTGGAATAAGAGGACTAGACAAAACACTTAAAACGAGAAGTATAAGTGTTCCAATGAAGCCTTCTTCTGATTCAATATATAGCAGGAGACCTATAGATGATACAGATCCAACATGGCAAGCTATGCGAGATGAACTTTATATCTGGGCAATAGACTCTTTTGAAAAAGTTCAGGAATGTTATTCGGATGCAAGGGGTCAGAAAAGTGTTGATATTAAAAACAGAATGTGGCAGAAGTATCACGCACTTTTATCACTAGCGATATACTTCAAAGAAATAAATCCACAGTCTAATATATATGATAATGTAATAAAGTTCATCCAGGAAGATCAAGAGCCAACACTCGAATACGATGATTATTTAATAGACTTATGTTACAAAGTTTTATGGTACTGTGTAAACAAATTTCCAAACCCTTCTGACCACTATTCTTTTGAATTAATTAGAACCGAAGCTGCCGCAATGCTGGGGGTTCGTCCTCCATATGATTTCAAATCTGAAGAAAGCCCAATTCATTTTCTAAAAGATATCAACAAAACATATAATACTTTAGGATATAAGTCTAGAAAACTTACTGGTAATTATAGAGGAATTAAAGCTACTAAAGCAGGTATCGAAGAAGAATCAAAATCTCGTGGAATAGCATTGAATACACCTTTAATCAAACTTTAAAATTATGAGAACAGAAGAACAAAAAGCTAAACGCAAAAATTATATGAAAGAATATAATAGAAAACGATATGCTAATCCAGAATTTAAAGAAAAAAGACTTGTTGATATGAAAAAACATTGGATTGAAGATGAAGAATATAGAAAGAAGAGACTTGATTATCATAGAAAACATTATTCTGAAAATTCTGAAGTTAGAAAAAAGTATAATGCGAATCGTAGAAATTTGTTAATAGAACATCCAGAAGAACTACATAAATTAATAAGACATAGACAATCAAATAATGATCAAATGAAGTTAATCAATATTGCGGCTTGGGACTTTATGGAATGCGGTGTTACTAAAAATAATTCCAAATAGTTAATCACTAGTTAAGACGAAATTAAGATATATTCAGTGTCTTAACTATCATAAAATCACGTGACCAACAACAGAAGATTCAGTAAAAAGTTAACCAGTTAATCAAAAACATACATTAGCTATAGTATATAGTATATATAATGATTTAATAGAGGTACAAAATGATAAAAAATAACGATCCGTTAAAACTATGCAGCGTTTGTTCTATAGACAACGGTAGAGAATGTGGTTATCATGGAAGTCTTCGTTGCAACTACAAAGAAAAGATAAAACACAAACAAGCTTCTTTGAGTTAAGATATGAAAAACACTTGTAAGTATAAAGAAAGATGTGAAAATGAACTTAAAACAGATTGCGATGAAATAGAAGATAATATAAAATGTTATAATTATCTTGGATTCGAATATGTATGGTTAGAATATGACTGATAAATATTACTGCAAACTATGCGCTCACAAACTTCTAGAAATCTGCAAGCTGTGTAGAAATAGAATAGGTAAAGTTCCAAGTATGTTCAAACCATTTGAAGCTCCAAAGTCTTAAACAAAAGTAATTCTTATATATCATGCTGTTCATATTTATCTAAAGAGGACATATTATGACATCATCACAAGAATATATAATATCAAATCCTAGTATCTGGGATTTAAAATATGAAATTACATTAATGATTTTGCTTGTAGCTGCATTGATATTTATTATATGGCATTTTGCATACAAAGAAGGACAGGAATCAATGAGATTTAATCCGCCGGTGTAACATGGAAACAGATTTCACAAAATTAAAAGAACTAAAATACTGCATACGCCTAAAACATTCTTTGGACATACCTTTGAAGCGACCAAGAATGAATTGTGCATTCTTAGAGGGAAAAGAATGTTCTTTTCATCCAGTACATATTGATTATTTGGAAGCAAATAATATGATGAATAGTCGCAGTTTTTTAAAATTTAGATGTGTTTTATTCAATTGTGATGGATTAACTGCTTCCGAGCAAAAGGGTTTTGATAGAGCTTTTATAGCAGTCCAGAAAGAAGAACTTAGACAGTGTAAAAAAGATTATGATATTCTAGAAAAAGTTAAAAAGCTTGTTTCAAAAGAAGTGTTTGAAGACATAGAAAATGAGCTTGAAGAATCTGAACACTGGGTAAATCTTCGTATAGTAGATGAACCTGAAGGAGACTTACAAAAGTCAGAAAGCTGCTTTAAAGTATTCATAGATCAAAATTCTGGAGGTGTCTCTGGTGATTCTTGGGCAGGAACCATATGTATAGAACTACCTAACGGAAAATATCTAATTTGGGATTATTGGATGTGACCTAATATGATAAAGAAGCCAATGCTTGCAGCAACACTAGAACCAGAAGATCTTAAAACTGTTATATATCCTATTCTTTGCACACCAAAACTTGACGGTATCCGCTGCTTAAAAAATGAAGGAAAAGCAGTAACACGAAAGTTTAAACCCGTTCCAAATACTTTTATAAGAACACATATAGAAAAGTTCGCATTAGAAGGGTTTGACGGAGAAATCATAATAGAAGGAAAAGAATGGAACGAACGTTCCTCTGCAATAATGTCTGAAAATGGTGAACCAGATTTCACTTATGCAGTATTCGACTATCATAGCAGACTTACATATACGCAACGCATGAAGGATCTTGCAGCCTGTCCACAACTTCCAAGAATAAAATATATTCTTCCAACACAGATTGACAATGAATTCTGGTTGTTAAAATATGAAGAAGCGTGTCTTGTAGAAGGATATGAAGGAGTAATGCTACGTTCCCCAAATAGTCCCTATAAGTTCGGAAGGTCAACATTTAAAGAAGGATATCTAATGAAGTTCAAACGTTTTGCTGATGGGGAAGCAGTTATCCTCACTTTGTATGAAAAGATGCATAACACCAATAAAGCTACAATAGACGCACTTGGACACAGCAAGCGTTCATCACATCTTGCAGGACAAGTCCCCGCAGGGACCCTTGGTGGGTTCTGGGTTCGTGATTTAAAGTCTGGACAAGAATTTGGGGTTGGAACTGGAGAAGGACTCAACGATGAACTTCGTGCAACAGTATGGAATAATCCAACATCATACAAAGGAAAAATCCTAAAATTTAAATCACAGGAAAGCGGAGCAAAAGACAAACCACGTTTCGGAACGTTTATTGGGTTCCGTGATGAGCGTGATATGTCATGAGTTTCAATGAAAGAGTAGAAACAAACGATAAATATCAAGATTGGTTTAGAGAATATAGCAAACCGTTCAACAGCATGTGGACAAGCATATCCGCAAACCCAGAATTAAAAACAGTTTCATCTTTAATAAACGATGAAATTATAGTTCCAGTATTTGTCTAGGAGCAACCATGAAACAATTCAATAAGATAGAACCAAAACATATAATATTCGTCATAGCACTACTTCTTATTTTAAACATCTTCGACGCTATATTCACTTTATATGTAATGGATAAATATGCAGTTCCAGAATTAAGTGGAATTGTTGCAGCAACCATGAAACAAGGAACGTTTCTTCTCATAAAAATTGGAATACCATTACTTATAGGACTATTTCTGTTAAAAGATGTAAAGAAGTTTACAACAGGACAACGCTTGCAAGTGTTCGCAATAGGAAAACTTGGAATACTATTCTATGCAGAAATCAACTTTTTCAATATCTGGTATATATTTCATCGTTTTGGGGGATTATGAAATCAATAATTGAAGACACAAAAAGAATAATAAAAGGATACAAACCAAAGAATAGAATTCTGCATCCAGCATATGAAATTTCAAAAGAAGTAAACACATTTATAAAAGAACAGCAATGGACAATTATATTATCTGTTGCTCTCTTCCTTGCAGGAACATCAACAATAAAAGATTCAAGTTCTTTTGAAATGCTTGGAAGATTTATTGGAATCTTCCTAATACTTTTCATAATAAGGAGAATAGCAATTCGATTATAGAGTAAATTAAAGGAGAACAACAAAATGAAAAATAAAAGTAATATTGTAGAAGAGAAAGATCCTGACTGGATGTATAAATCAATTCTAAATGGAGCGTTCAGTGGAAGATCAAAAACAGACAAAGATGTAATCGGAAATAATGATGGATCAGAATATCCACAGTAAAGGAAGCACAATGAAAATTAACGTAAGCAACTTAACATATTATATAGGATGGTTTCTTGTTCCAGCATGTATCATTCTATGTTTACTGGAATTTATCTACCATTTGGATAAAGAAAAAGAGAAATTCTATTTTATGGAATCATTAAAATGGTTTACATATTTAGAAACACCACAAGAAGTTGTTAGAATAATTTTTATTGTAATAATTTCTATTGTATGCACCATAGCAATAATTTTGATTTTCACAGCACCAGCACAAGCCGGAGAATGGAGCAGTGTTTATTCACAAAAAGTTAGATTGCATCAGAATGTTACAATTAACAATATAATAATTCCAGATATCCAATTTTCTTCACCTGTAACCGGACATCTAAGCAACGGAAAGTTAGTATTAGATTATCCAGTTAATCCAGTAGTGTTTTTAGATATTTTCATAAATGGTGTAAAGACTTCAATTATTTTGGAAGAAGGACAAACATATACAGACAACAAAAGTGGATTTCAGATCACAGCATTAGGATTTACTGCTTCAGATTCTATTGCTTGGGAATACGCAAACTATAATCCAAGTGTAACGCTTTCAATCAACACGTGGCAACAGAATAATATTCCAAGTCTAAAAATTAACATTAAAGTACAAAACTCTTCTATAGAATACGGAAAATTGTCAATAATAAACATAGTTTCAGATATTACAAACACCGGAAAGACTTTAGTATACGCAGATGTTTCACCAGACTTTGGTTCATTATCTACAATAAGCAGCAATACAAAACGTAGAATAGTTATTGATTCTGGAACAACCCAATCACTTGACTGGAATATAAATATTCCTACAAGTTATGGTAGTCATACGCTGAATATTATTGCAACAATACCAGACGTTACTATGAACTATCCAGATGGAACTTACACAAACAAAACATTATCTTTTTCATCAAACACAACAATACAAATCACACCACCAACATCTGGAATAACCATACAAAAAATAATTCCTGAAAGACTTTATACATGCGTCAATACAAGCATAATTCTTGTCGTTTCAAACACTGGAATTTATGACATAAAAAATATAACAATAATAGATAAAGTTCCAAATACATTCATAGCAGCGACAGATTCATTTGTCTGGAATATTCCAGAAATAAAATCTAAGGATCAGATTTCTGTATTTGAAAGAGTAACACCATTAGTAGAAGGTTCATACACAGTAGAAGCAGCAGAAATGACATACTTTATTCAGCAAACATATAGAACATCTTCTAACACACCAGCAACTCAGATAATATTTACTGGAAAAAACTGCAAAGCATCCGCCGTTCAAATTATAAATTCTCCAGAACAAGTGTATGTAGAGCATCTTCCAGACCCAATTCAACCAGAAGTTCCAGTTCAGACAACAGTTAAAAAAGAAGTTTCAAAATCAACAGTACCGATACCGACAGTAACACCAATAGTATGGACTCCAGGATTTGAATCAGTGTTTGGAGTAATTGTGCTACTTGCAGCATATAAATTTAGAAAGGTGAAATAGTTTATGTGTGATGAATTCATAGAAATACCAGAAAAACTCATACCTTTTTACATAGAGATCCAAAAACTTTTTGAAGAAGAACAATGTAAGGAGGAATTTTGGACAAGAATGATTTAAACGATAATTGTCCGTTCAAATCCAGAAAACATAGTTCACACTGTCTTGTCGGAGATTGTTATTTTTATGATGAAATCTGTCCGATATACGCACGATTTTTAAGGATAGTTTGTAAGAGCAGCGTAATGCCAAAAACAATTTATAATCCGGTAACTGAAACTTATTATGAAATAAAACACGTTTCTACAAAACATGGTAGAAAAGGAAAGATTGTTGGAATGTGGAAAAACAAGGAGAATATATGCCAAGAGATAAAATAATTAACAACGCAATAAAAAACTACAGAAAGAAAGCAAAGATGATTGAAGATCTACGAATACAAGAAATGGAAAAGATAGCATACAATTTTAGACACAACGTAGTATGATGAAAGATAAACGTGCATACACGGTATTAGAAAACGCAACCAAAGAATCTAAAAAAGAGCTTCGTTTGTTTATTGAGAAAATCCTTGGAAGAAAACTCAAAACAAAATGATAGATGATATACTGCAAAATTTAATATATCAAAGTAGCGATCATTTTCTATGTAATAACTGCGAACTTTCTTACTGCGTGGAATATACCGAAGGAAACAAAATATGTTCTGGAATTGTCAAGCAAGTTAATCCAGACATTCCTTATGATGTAATAAGACTCTGCATAAAAACATCCGAAGGACTTCAACCTTATGATTATACTCCAGATGAAGCGCACTCTATAATATCTGTTCTATCACATTCTGTTGGAGACTGGCTAAATACAACAAAAGCATATCAAAAATTTAGATCAAGCAAAAAACAGCATACATAAATGACTACAACAAAATTTGATACGCTTAGACTCTGTTTAAAAGATTATAAAATAAAAGAAATAAAATTCTACTGTTAGTGTTTTTTATTACAGTTTTTACAACTATTTCTTTTACACCAATTTGGTCTTCTTCTACAAAACAACGAAAAACTTTTTCCATAGAATTTTATATAGTCTTTTTCAAGCTTTGGATTTTCTTTTCTTGCTATTTTATGTAGCATATGACATTTATCATGAATAATAATTTTAATTTCTGGAAAGTATGAAATATGATGTTCTAAAGTATTCTGCCAGCTATAAATTTCTTTATGACACACATTACAAATTGATTTTTCTTCTGCTTTTTTCGTCATTTATTTTTTATAATTCAAAACACTTTCAAAATGTGGAACAAATTTTTTATATTCTTCCTTTAGTTTTTCTGGAGTTGCTTTGAAGTATGCTGCTCTTGTTGCAGGAATCTTATGCCCCATGAAATATTCTGCAAGTTCACCCATTCCCCAACCACCAATATTTAGAATAGTATTATAGAACATTTTTCTTAAATTGTGTGAATGAAACTTATTATACTCTCTAAAACCGGGTTCTCTCATACCAAGATTCATAGCAGTCACACGATACATTTCTAGGAACACATTTTCATTTATTTGTTCACCTTTTTCTGTGCATATCAAATAATCACTGTCTTCCAGGCTCATCCTAGTTATTTGATTTATAGATAATTCTGTTGCTGTAGGTGAAAGAAAGGTATGAAACTTTACATTAGTCTTCTGACGCTGCATGTTTAAGCATGTTATATGATCTTCAGTTAAGTTCTCCATAATCATACCTGCTTTAAGTTCACGAGCATCGGACATAGAAATTCCTGATGTATATTGTATGGCAACGATCATCTTCATCAATGGATCTGATGTACGCATAGCATTTGATATATGTTCATCAGTAAGACTGAAATCATTTTCGATACTTATTGTTGGAGCAGCTTCTCTTTTCAAAAGCTTCTTGGAAAGTGTTATATCATTTGATGCATAGAACGAACTTACTACTGCGAGGTATGTTACTCTCGAGGTCCGAGACATATTCTCTCTTAAGTAATTCTTAAACGTACCTATATGGATAGGAAGTGATTGCTTACTATAAACAAGCCCAGATTCTTTTTCACATTGCTCAATCAAGTTTGAAGGAGTAAGACCTATAATGCTGCAATACTTTCGCATGACTGTTGTATAGAGTTCTCTTGTATTGTTCGTCTTAGATAAACATACCTGATTAAGCCAGTTAATCAACTTAGGATCATTATCTATTTGCATTAGTCTTCACCTTCTTTGGACACATTTCATAAACACAGTCATCTGTTAAATGTTCACATATTCTGCATTTATCTGGAATATTCACAACAAGAGTTCCTGGAGATAAGTGCTGCATATTTAGATCACCTTTAAATGATCGTAGCAATCTTTGCAGATAGTATGTTCACTAAATTCTGGTTTGAATACCGCAACACGGGTATCACGAACACGAACGGTTCTAAATTCATACCCGATAGGATGTCCTTCTTTATTCGGATCTTCTGGATATGACATTCCGCACCATTCGCAATCTATTGTCTTATCTTTACTCATAGGGTTGGATCACCGTGTGCTACAATGCAGTTCACACTCATAAATTTAATTACTTATTTTTATTAGTAATTTTGAAACAGCACACTTCCTTTTACTCGCTCCCTACAATTACTTAACAAATTAAATAATCTTTTGGACTGAACAGCACGATTATCACATCATTCACTCACTGCATACTGATATCTCGCCCCGGCACCATGAGAGAAGGAGATTCTTCTCGCATCAGACCTTAACATTATAGTATAATACAGATGGAGCAGCGATTCCGAACAAACGAACATTTATGTCCTATAACAAACACATATAGGATCATGGCTGAAAATAGTAAAGACAGCATAATAACTCAAACACTAGAAATGCCTAAGAAGGAAGGAAAGGAAGGTATCTTTGCATCATACTTAGAACTTCGTCTAACTATAGCGCAAATAATGAAAGATTCAAACTATTCACCTACAGATAACAGAGTAAATGACGTAATTGACTTACTGATTTCCGGTATCCCCAACCTAAAAAAGCAAACAGCACTGAGAGAGAAGCGTGATAAAAGGATAGCAGAAGAAACGAAATCTCTCACCACAAACGAAGAAAAAGGTAGGAAAACTCAGCAAATTAATAGAGAAATACTGGGAGAAATCGCACCTTATATGGACTTGTACACTGGAGGAGAGCGTTCAAATCGTATCTCTTTTATCATCCCAATTAAAGAAATGCGTGACGCAATGCAAGCAGCAAATCCGGAACATTTCAGAGAACATCTTGATGAGGAAATTCCTATTGATATGGGAGAGGATAATGACAAATAGACTTGGATCACACTTTTCAGAGGAATGGAAACAGCATCTTTCTGAAGCGCATTTAGGAAAGAAACGTTCTAAAGAATCTTGCGAAAAACAGAGTCAGACTATAACTAATAAACCACATCCACACAAAAGTCATAATCATACTTCTGAAAGTAAGCAAAAACTAAGAGAAGCTCAACTAGGAAAAGAAAAGTCCGAGCTTCACAAATCAAAACTGTCTGCAGCACATATAGGAATGGAAGCGGTTTGGATGAGGGGAGAAAAACATCCTAATTGGAACGGTGGTTCATCTTCACTTCCTTATTGCAAGAGGTGGACAAAGCGCCTGAAAGAATCAATTCGTGAAAGAGATAATTACATATGCCAATTATGTAATGTTGTTCAGAACGGACACAAACACACTATCCATCATATCCATTACGATAAATCTAACTGCTATCCTGATTTAATCACACTTTGTAGTAATTGTCACAGCAAAGTTAATTTCAATCGTGATTACTACGAAAACTTATTTATGAATAAATTAAATGAAAAGAAACAACTATCATGGATTTCTGCAAATCTTTCTGGAGATTAAAAATGTCACATATAGACTTTTGTTTGGAAATAGCAGAACAGATTACATCAAGACACAACCAACACTCAACATTAATGATCTGGGCACCCACTGGAAAAGGAAAATCATGGGCAGGTGGAGCAATAGGAGAACGTGTCTCTCAATACGTCGCAGAAATAAAAGGCGGAGAAGCGTGGGACTACTTCACTCCAGAAAATATTGCAGTCATAACTCAAAATGAAGTTCTTCGTGTCATGTCCACGAAAATGGATAAAAAATACGCAATAATTGGCTATGACGATATTGGTTTAGCCTGGAATTCACGAGATTTCATGTCAGAAATGAACAAATGTATGAATGATATTGCTCAAACAATACGCACAAGAAACATTTTTGCATACTTCACCTTACCAGATCCGTCACTTATTGATAAAGTTCCACGTGACTTAATTCGATATGTCATGAAAGTAGAAAGTTCTAATTTTGACTTAGGATATGTAGTTGCAAAAATACAAGAACCCATGAAGAAAGTTCAGTGGGGAAAAAAGATTTATCCATATTTACTTGATGAAGATGGACAAAGAATTGTTCGTCATGTTATTTTCCGTCCTTCACAAAAATGGGTAGAAAACTACGAACCTCGAAGACAAGAAATTGAACGTGTTAATACAAATGTTACCGTTGAAACAATGCAGCATATCGTAGATGATGAACACTCTCCACAAGAACCACATGCTTCAAAGCGTTCTGTCTTGTCTCAATCTGTAAAAATGGATAGAAAGAACGGAATAGTAATAGATGGAAAAATAATTACAGAACCTTCTATGGATGATCTAGCTAAAAAATATGGTGTAGCAAAATCCACTATACATCAAGCACTTTTATTCCAAGAACCAAAAGCAATTCCAAACAACGTAGAACCAAAGAAAATATGACTCGAATATTAGTAACCAACTGGCTCTGGCAATACCCCTATTCAGATAATGATATGAAAGAAACTGAAAAATATAAACCGAATAGATGGATTGTTGCTTCAGGAAATATATTTGAAGACAAACACGTTTCATAAACATAAATTCTACTTACATCTTTCTGCTATTACTTTCTAATCAATATCTTCTTATAGTATTGCACTAATAATATTATTAATAATTACTGAAGTGATATAATGTTAAAATATAAAATATCTCCAGAAAAAGCAGCCCTAGTAGAATCAAAAGAAATGCTGGAAACATGGGATAAATTCCTAGATCGTAAAAACAAAATTCAAAAAGAATTTCAGAAAGCTTTGAAGTAAACATGCACAACAAAAAGAAGATCACAACATTCAACCTTGACGAAACTCTAATAAAAGAGTTCGATAATTTTTGCGCTGCAGAAGACAAAAGCCGCTCAAAAGTAGCGAATCGAATTCTAACAAAGTTTGTTGAAGCAAAGAGAAACGCAAAGAAAAGATAGTGGAAGATATTATGTCAAAAAATAAAAAGAAACCGGGTGTAAGTCACAAAACACATTCATTTATTGATGAATGGGTTGAAGCGACTTATGGAAAAGAATACTTTGAAAAATCCAGTAGTGGAAGACACAGGCCAAGGTAAAACTATGGCAAAAGTAATAAACCGAAGAAGAAAAAACAACGTCGGATTACAGCTATTCGGCGATGAATATGAATTCTTAACACCTGGACAGAAAGCAGTTGTCAATAAGAATCTTAAATCAACTTATCAGCAACTCGGATCTATAGAAAGTTCGATGTTTGAAAAAGAACAGATAAAGAATCAGAAAATCTTGGATAGAGCAATGGGTACAAGGAGATAAATCATGGGATACGGTCTAATAGGAAGAAGCGGAGTAAGCATCGAAAAAGCGATGGGATTTGTTGAGGATGAAAAAAAAGAAAGTGTTCGAGAACGTGTAAATCGTGAACTCAAAGAAGGAAAGAAGAACCCCGATGCAAAATTAAGAGCTGCGGAAAAGAAGTATCAGCAAGACTTCTTCCGAGATATGTGATAATTATGACAAGAAAACCAAAAAATATATACGAAGCTCTTGTCCTTGAAAAAGTTGCAGAAAACAAAAGAGAGTTAAGAGCAACTATATCTCCACTAGAAAGAGAAATGGAAGAAATTCTTAATTCTGAAGAAATGAAAGTGGCAGATAAAAGATATACGGAAAAAACTACAAAAATGAAAAGACTCGGTGCAAGAAAAGGATATCCTATATATTGAGGAATTTATGCCCTATGGTCCCAAAGCAAAATATATCCATGATAGACAGCAACCTCCTTCAAAGTTTGTAAAAGGAACTATAAGAACAATTCCTATATCACACGCAAGAACCCCAACAGGACGAGAATACGAAAGAAACTTTCCGAAAGGAACTAAAGCTGTAGTCGGAAAAGTAAAGCATCCTAAAGAAGGTCAGCGCAAGAATCAAACTCAAAGCATATTGATACCAAAGAAACATCGGAAGGGATAAATGCGATGCCAGGAAATAATTATTAAATATATTAGGAGAAAATATGTCTAGAAATAAAATGCTTACATATGAAAGGAAAGAGAAAAAAATTATAGACAGAATTGCTGCGGATTCAAAGAAGCTTAAGAAAATGCAGGATAAAGAAGTAAAGAAAATAAAGCAGCAGGTTAAAAAACACCATAAATAAATTTTTATCAGGTAACTTATGGTAAAATCAAAATTGGATAAAATCTTAGAAGATCTAAATAATAGAACTTCAGAAGATATAAAAAGAATCGAAAAAGCATCACACGAAAAACAGGAAGCTTTAATGAAAAGTAGACCATTTTTACAATAGGACAAAACATGAATTACAAAATTTTCTTAATTATACTTGCTACAATAGCAGTTCTAATAACATCAGTTCCTTCTAAAGCGTTTGAAGATACTTTTCAATATTATACTGGCGGTGTTATAACTTCTAATTGGTTAGCAGTTCATTCTGGTTCTGGTTCTGGTTCTGGCAGCATAGTAACATATGGAGCAACATATAATAGAAATTTAAATCTAAATGTTGCTATATCTGGAACATGCCCAGGAAGTTCTGTAGAAACAGTTACATCATTAACAGGAACTTCTAGTAACTACTGGTCTTTCAATCTAAGATATAACGCTGGTGCTGATACTTCAGCTATGCCATTCAATGTTATTTTCTATGATAATACATATACTCAAATATGGGTAGGTACATTGTTTTCTACTAGTTTTGGAGATTCTGCAAAAAATGGTTTATGGGAACTATCTAGTTCTGGTGGATCAATATATGCAAGACTTAATGGTGTTGATCGAGGAATAGTTGGTGGAGCAGTATCTGGAATCCCTTATTATATTGCGTTTCAAACATCTGTAAGCGGATCTGGTTGTGGATCTTACGGTATAAGTTTTTATATAGATGACATAACAACTTCCGGTTATATTTCAGGACTTGGAACAGAAGTTACAACACATACATTAACAGAATCTAACCTTCCAACAACAGACGTCTCTTATTCAATTAATACGTTTCCTTTTGCTGATTATACATCTTCATCTTTTAGGAATATAATTCAAAAATATACTGGATCTATTCCTACAACGATTATTACTACTAATATAAAAAATTCGACTGTTAATAATACGTTTCAAGGATTTACTACTTATAATAGAGAAACACAATTAACTTCAAGCGATACAAACTACGGACTATATTTTTCATATACTCAAAAAAATAATATTACAGTAGCTTCTGACTACTTTTTTTTAATTCCTCCAGGAGCAGTTAATACAATAACATCAGATACTACTGCAACTATAGGTCAACAAGAAATAATTTATTATTCAATAAGTACTCCTGATTTTGTTGGAAGTTCCTATTCACTAAATATTTATTCTTTAAGTTCGTTAATTGTATCATTACCTATAGCGACAGGGGTAGCAACCGGAACAGTTACTTGGGATACAACTGGAAATTCAGCAGGATTGTACTTCATAGTTCTATCCAAAACAACTTCCGGAATACAAACAGATCTTGCTTATACTACAATTACACTTGTTCCAACACTACTTATAAGAGGAACCGTGTATGATGCTGTAAACGCAACAACTTTATCCGGAGTAAACATAAACTTTTCACAAGGTACAACATGGTATAATACCACTTCAAATGGAAATGGAAGCTACAATTTATCTGGATTAACAGTAGCACTTCTTACACAAATAAACGCTTCAAAATCTAATTGGATACATAACAACTATTCCTTCACACCACTTGCCCCTCAAATATACACGATAAATTTATATTTAATTTCTACTAATTTCAATTGTTCAATAGCAGCAGGGGGTGGAAATTCAACAAACACTTGTATAAACGGAATGGTTGAAAATAATCCATATCATCAAGCAATTGGTGGAGCAACAGTTTTTCTTAGGAACAGTTCTTACTTTGCAAACACTACTTCTAATACCACAACTGGATATTATCAATTCTTAAATCTTTCCGATGACAACCTGACTTATGTTGTTAATGCAACTAAGTCTGGATTTATGAATTCTCAAGACTACAATGCAACAACAATAAATCAAACAGACGTTCAACAAATCATATTAATGAGTGAAATCTATACATTAACAATTCAAGCTCAAGATGCTTCAAATACAAACACTCTTCTAGATTTTCTGTTATTATTCAATCTAGCAAACTATAATACCACTACTGGACAGATAACTATTTCAAATTTAATTTACGGTCAATATCCAGCTATTGTATCTGCTGCAGATTATATTTCATCTTCTCAAACGATCTTAGTAGATTCAACAAAAACAGTTACATTCTATTTAAGCCCAATTTCACCACCTACTAGCAGCACTATTTTTAAAACACTACCGCATGATGTTGCTTTTATAGTTCAGGATCTTGCTTTTAATAAGAAACCCGGAGTATATGTCACAGCTCAAGGATATAATACAACAGTTGGTTCTTGGACTTGGTTAGCAGATCTGATTGGAATAGACTTTGATTTAATTCCAATAAATAATATGAGTATGATTGGAATAACAGGAACAGATGGTTCTATTGACTTCAAGATGGATGGAAGTATCTATTACATTCTAACATTTTCTGGTGGGAATATATCCAACAAAACCTGGAGCGGATACCCAACACAATACCAATACTATATAATAGTTCCAACCACACTTTATGGAACATTTACAAATAATGTAGATCAGTTTTCCACAATGATCACAACCGTTTCATCAAAAACAATAAATTCAACACACGCTTACATTAATGCAAGTCATAATGATAGTATGAATCAAACTTCCAGCATAATTATCTATCTCAACAAATCTATTATAGGAGATCCAAATAATCAGACAAATCTACAAATTAAAAATGGTGGAACAAACGCAACATACAACGCATCATTTATAGTTAATCCTTATGCAGGCAATGATTATATCATAAATTTCCATATGGTACATTCATCAGGAACTGTAGATCGTTCTTATGGAGTATCATTCCCACAAGCAGCGATCTTATCTTATTTTAATCCAATTTCAATCTTAATGCTTTTAATAGGATTAATAATATTCTTTTCAGGAATCTTCGGGCAAACAAGTACCGAACAAGGAGCAGGAATCATAGTAGGTTTCGTCTGGCTATTATCTGGAATGGGTCTATATGTAAATCTAAATCTAGGGGTATCATTCTATCTTGGATTGACACTTGCAACAGTTATTGCAATATTAATGAATATGAACAGTAGGGCACGTAAAGAAGGTATGAGTTAATAGGAGAAAAATGGATAAACATCTAAAAAGATTAGAAAAAACTGTCAAAGAATCACTATCTACAACTATGGAAGAATTTGATAAACTAGATCCAAGAGTTTTTGGCGAGAAAAGACATACCGAAACTTTCCGTGTAAAAAGAAGAAGCAAAAAATACAACTGGTAAAAAACATGACAAGCAAATACGCAAAAGAATTCTGGGATACAATGAGACAGGAAGAAAAGATTAAAAAAGAAAAGACAGAAGAAATGTTTAAAGAAATAAGAAATTCAAAGAAGAAAAACAGTATATAATTATTGCTATAGAACGATATTTTATATACTTTAAAATTAATAAAGTTATTAATCAAAAATGAAGGAATAGCAGTATGAAATATCTTCCAAAATTTATCAGTTCAGAATCAGCGGTATCATTTGGACTTCTTGCACTTGCTGCGTTCTTAATTGGAGCAACTGCAATATGGATAGAATTCTCACCAATATTTAATATATTCTTTGCTGCATACAACGTAAATATCGCAGCAGGAGAAGTAACACTTCAAAATCAAAAAGCTATGGAATTTCATCAAAACATGATCAGTATTGGAGCTGTTATTGCTTTACTTATTGGAGTAGTAGCTTGGGGATATGTGAGGGCATTGGAAAAGAGAAACGATCTATGAGTTCAATCGAATCGTTGTTCAAAAGTTTTATAATAATGCTGGTCTGCTTATTCTCAAGTGTAATGATTACACAATTCATATTGATGCCTGCTGAACTTGTAAGAACAGAACTTGTAAAAACAGGTATATCAGATGCACCTCCAGAATGGGGTGGAATGGGTATTTCAGATTTTACTTTAAGTCTTGGATACTTCTTAACATATTTTTTAGATTTTTATGCTGTCGGACAATTTGTTTGGACTTCTGTTCGTCGCCAACGCTATGATGTATATGGTAATCCTGTTGTTGAAGAGGGTTTATAATGTCATCTTTAGAAATACCGAAAGCAGATCGAAAAGAATATTTTAAAAAATGGAGAGCAAATCCAGAAAATAAAGAAAAACGCAATACTAAAAATAGAAAGCGATATGCTGAGGATGTAGAATATAGAGAGAAACTTCGTATTATTAGAAAGAAATATGTTGAAAAATATTACGACGAAATAATTGAATACAATAGAATTTATCGTAAAGAACGTAGAATCAAAGATCCAATATACGCAGAAAAAAGAAACGAAATACATAAAAATTATATGCACGAACATTTAGAATCTGTAAAAAAATTAAATAATTATAGTAAAATATATAGAAAGACCGACAAAGCAAAACTATCTTTAAAAAAATGTCATGCAAAAAGAAATAAAGAATTTGGTTATAATATTTTAAATCCACTATTCGAAGGATGTGCTGGTCACCATATAGACACAACAAACGTAATTAATATTCCTTTAGACTTACATAAATTAATAAGACATAGACAATCTAGTAATAATCAAATGTTAAAAATAAATTTAAAAGCTTGGGATTTCATGGAATCAAGGAGTTATTAAAAATGGGACTGTTTGATTGGTTCTTTTCAGGTGGGCAACAAACATTTCAAAACATAATAACTCCGGTTGCCCCATCAACAGGATCAATAGGAGCAGCAGTAGCAACAGCACAACAAGCAACAAGACCTCAAACAGTTACTCAACAGTCTGTTGCTCCTTCTCCAACACTAGCAATTCCAGTCTCACAAATTCATCCAGAAATAACTCAAGCACCTTCTCCTATCTCAGAACTACAAAAACTAATAAAAGGGTCAGCTTCAGTTGTATCATCACAATTATCTGGAATATTTAAAACGGTTGTTGAAACTTCTCAAGCTCAGGCAGTAATAAAAGCAGTAACATCAACAGCAGCACCAGCACAAACTCCTCAAACAGTAAGTGATATGTCACAATTTTCTAGAGATATTTATAGTGGAGCTTCTAGAGTTGCAGCAGTTATCGGAACAGGAATGGGGATAGCTGATATCGGAGCAAGACGTATTGAAAGACAGCTTCCTGGAGGGCTATCAGAATTCTATGGAGCAACATATGAACTCGGAAAAGGAATATTCTTAAGCGCACCAAGATCAATTGTTGATATGTCTGGAATGATTCCGGGCGGTGTTGAAACAATATCAAAGAATGTACCGATGTTACCAGCGTTTGCAGCAGCAGGAATTATATCTCAAGTATCAGGATTACAAGAAGGATTTTCTCAAAGACCCATACAAACAATAGGAGAACTTATTGGAATGGGAGCAATGGGTGAAGCTGGAAAAGTTGTGAGATTCAGAGAAGTCAAAATACCAACCGCTGCGGGAGAAGTTCCAGTATGGAAAGGAGCATACCTAGATATTGGAGCAACACCACGTCCTATCGTAGGTTATGTTCCTGAATTTATTGCAAAACCTATCGCAGAACCAATAACAATAGGATTTCGTCCAGAAACATCTATTACTAGAGCAGTTGAAACAGTAAAAACATCAAAACCGGTTTTTGGAACCCCTTCATCATTAGAAATTCCACAAATAACAGATATAACAGCAGGATATTTCCCCCGATCTGCACTTGAAACAGCTATTGTCGCAAGACCGGAAATACTCACAAAACTTGGAATGGAACCAACAGCAGCAACAAAAATTTCTGTTGGAAAAGAACTTATTGGATTAACATCAGGACAAAAAACAGCGTTCCAACTTACAAGACCATATTCCTTTGAAATATTTGGAAAAGAAATAGTAACACCATTTAAAGTTCCAACACTTATAGCAGAAACAGAATCATTATCATCAGCAGGTATATCAACAACACTACAATATTTAAAAACAGAAAAATTCAAACTAACAGAAGTTCCAAAAGTTGAAGAATTAACAGCGTTGGAAAGACTTGTTGCAATAAATAATGAAATTCGAAAAATAGAAACACCTATAGAAGGAAATTATTCTTTTAAATCCACAATGGAAATTGAATCAGTTCCTGGAAAGAAAGCAACTTATTATGATATTTTAGAGTCAGGAAAAGCTATAGGAACAACTCTTATAGAAACTTCTGGAAAAGAAGTTAAAATAGGAACATTTGAATTATCGCCAGAATTTCGAGGTAAAGGCATAGGAACAGGTCTAGCAGAAAAAATCTTAAAAGAATTTGAACTATCTGGTGTAGAAAAAGTCAGTCTTATACCAAAAGATGTAAGAGCAGCAGGTTTCTGGCAAAAACTTGGATTTGAATATTCAAGAGAAATTCCAGGAAGCATGGAACTTGAACTAAAAGGAAGAACAGCAGAAACGATAGGATATTCAATGGAAGATCTAGCAACTATTTCAAAACCAGTTTTTGAAAGAATGGGTATAGACTTGTCTAGAGGAACATTAATAGAAGAAATAAGATTTGCTAAACCAGGTGAACTTCCAAAAGGAATATCTGGACAAACAAGAGTTTCGGAAGCATCTTTGCAAAAAGCAGCGTTTTCTAAAATTGAATCACCACTTACATATGAAATATTAATAGAACAGGGTCAGCCTCTTGTAAAAACAATGGAAACACTAGCACACGAAGTAAGTCATGTTGTTCTAGAAAAAGGGTATGAACCAAGTGATTTTATAGCAGAACCAACAGCAATAAAAGGTTCTGTTATATTTCTGGGTGAGCTTTCTAAATATTATGCTGTAGCAAAAGTCAAACCAGAAGCAGAATTTGGAATAATAAATTTAATACAGAGAGAATATGCTCCTTATGTTGTTGGAAAATATACTTCTGAAATTCCCTACAAACCAGCTATAAAACCAGAATATAGAACACAATATCCAACAGAAGTCAAACCCTTAATTGAAAAAGTTATGGGTAGCTTCTCTGCTCAAGCACAAATGATGCCGGAATTTAGAAGAGTTGCTGGTGATATTGATATTCATACACGTGGAACAACTGAACAAGCTGTTCAACTTGCAACAGGACTACAAGCAAAACTAGCAGAAATCGGAATAGAAACGAGGCTGTCTGGATCAACAGTGGAAACTAGAGGTATAACTAAAGAATGGGTTCATGCAGTGCAATTCCTACCTAAAGAAGAACTTTCATATATTGGAACTGAAGGAGCTGGACTTCGTTACGGTATAAAAGTAGAGCAACCACCCATGACTGTAGAAGGTATGCCAGTAATGAAATTAGGAGAACAAGCTACAAGAAAAATCACAGGAAGCTTGGAATTTAGAGAAGGAAAACTACAGCCAGCAGAACATAGATTATTAAAAGACGTTCGTGATGCATATACAACAGCATTTACTCTTATTGAATCAAAATCAGCAAAGATTGGAATCCCTATACTAAAAGATATTGAAGTTGCTAGAGGAAGACAATTATTGCAGCAGTGGAAAGAACTTTTTCCTGAAATTGATTGGGCAAAAGTTGGTCAAGAACCAATAAAAATGGAAATTCAAATTGAAGGAATAAGTAAAGGAGCAAAGAAATCTTCTCTAACAAGTGAAATAAATAAGTATGCAGAAAGAATCTCAGAACAAATTCCTTATACTTTTGATGTTGGTTACGAAGCAGCAAATGTTCCATATGTTCCTTCAACATATGAAAAAACAGTGTCTATCTATACAAAAGAATTCACACCTTTTACTGAAGAAGTATATCCAACTCGA